CTGAGAGTGCCGGTAAGCTTGCCGCCTCTGTTACCAAAGCCGCCAAGCAGATGGGCGTAGACATGGCGATCGTCCAGATTGATGGCTCCACAGACGGCTCGCACGTCGGTGCTTTTCAGGACGCTGGCTACTCGTACTCGCTCAGTAACGACGCCACTCAAGTCACGCTGACTAAGGACATCCCCAAGTCCAGTTCTCGCCGCTCCTACGAAGAACTGATGAGGTTCTACGAGAGCCGTGGCTTCTGCCCCACAGGTCAAGGCAACGGCATCGACAACTCGTGCGGCGCGAAGGTGATGATGGCTCCAGACAGGGACGGTGGCGGCGGAAAAGCTCTCGACGCCAACGACCCGGTCGCCGTCAAGGCGTTCATGGAGAAGATGGCACGCGAGACTGGCATGGACATCACTGGGAGGCCGGTTGCACAAAAAAGCGTGAACACCGCAGTCGGAGGAAAAGCCGCAACTGCCCCGTCAGATGCACCTAAGTCTCTGGAGCAGCAAAGGCTTGAGGCTGCTGGCTTATGGGATGACAAGATCGATCCTGCCGTTAATGCTCCGTATGACGACATGGGCCACGGCGGTTACGTGCCTGACCTTCAAAGAGAAGTGACAATTCCGGGCACGAATCAGAAAACAAAGATCAACGTGGACGACCCTGATCAAGTCAAGGAATACATAACGCTGGCTGCGAAGACTGCTGGTCAGACCACGGATGAGTTTATGAAAAGCCAGCGTTTCGGCGGGACGCTCATGAAGCTAACGCCTCACGATAAGGTCAAGCTGTTCGGAGGAGCGAACCATCAATACGCTCACAAGGGTAGCAGGAGCGGCGGATGGGGGAATAAAGAATACGACGAAGCCGCAAAAAGAATTGGATCAACTCTTCGTGCGGCAGGAGTTGACCCGCAGAAATTATCTCACGCCGTGCGAGAGTACGCGAAGGCCAACAAGCTTGACCCAAAGAACGAGATGTACTCAGGGCTGAGGACTTACCAGCGAGACCCGCGAGAGTTTATGCAGTGGGCGTATAAGCGACTTGACCATTATGGTCAGGGCTATAGGTCTAACTACGAAGAACTGATGAAGTTCTTCGAGAGCCGTGGCTTCTGCCCTACGGGAGAGGACGGCGGCGTCGACAACTCGTGCGGCGGCGGCAAGTACATGGAGTGGAGCAAGGGCAAGGACAAGGAAGCTCAAGACTTCATCGACAAGGCTCGCCAAGATCAACTCTCGAAGGGCGGCAAGGACGGAGGCAAGTCTGACGAGGGCGGTGGCGTCCAGACGTGGAGCAAGGGCGATCACTTCCCGTGGACTGTCAAGCAAGTCGGCGACAAGGACGGCCACGTTCAGGGTCAGCACCCGGACGGCAGCAAGACCGAGAAGTACCCGTTCAAGGACGGCAAGACGTCCGACGCTCTGAAGAAAGTCTCTGACGAGATCAAGCGTCGCAAAGACTCACGTGCCGATCGGGTTGTCGCTGACACTCTCAAGTTCCTCATGGATCGACGTGCATGAACGCGGCACGTTACGCGTCGCTGATTGCGTTTGCTCAGGCTCGCGGATTCTGTCCGACTGGTCTCGGCAACGGCATCGACAACTCTTGCGGCGCGAAAGTAATGTCCGCGCCGGATGGGGGCGGTGGCGGTGGCAGCACAATTGGTGGGTCTGCGGCGAGCTACGCGATCGTTTCCGACGCGATAACTCAGTCGATTCCAGAAGCGGACCGCAACGCCGTTAGGCTTGGATCACAGAGGGCGATATTCGGACGCGATCAGCTTGAGAATGGCATTCCATTCAAATCGACAACCAAGGTTGCTGACCTTCAGATCAGGCGTCCCGAGGAGTTGCTTGAACGTGCTAAGTCTTACGGAATTAAGAATCCGTCAGACATTGCCGTGATTGGCTGCGGCACTATCCCTGACTCGAAGGTTGTGATGGTGCCTCGCATTGGCGGCATAGAAGTGAAAAGCACTATTCCTTTCGGAGACGATCCTCTTTCTACGGCTACTGTCGAAGCTGGCTTCAACGGCGAGCCTGACTCGGCTGTCAAGTACGGATACTTCCAACTGACTTCCCAAGCAAGAGAGAAGATTAACAGCGGAAGCATCAGCTTGAATCTTGTTTCGGCGACTATCATGTCAGCCATGTCTCAATCGCTTGAGGCAGCAGAGAAGAACGGATTGTCCAAGGCTGTCACGAACGCCGCCGGAAACGGCATCGGTCGTTTTGTGAGTGGACCAAGCGATGCCTTGCAGGGATATCGCCTGTGGCCGAAATTCGGGTTTGATGCCGACGTTGGCTCGATGATCACGGAGCGTTTCCTGAACGCCGTGAACGAATCGACAGGAAAGAAATTCAGCGACGGACTACCCCCGGCGGCGAAAGTACATCTTGGTCGTCATGGAACTCTCCGCGTACAGCACATCATCGAGACAAAGCAGGGCGAGGAGTGGTGGAATAAGAACGGCTCTGGCACCGTGATGACTCTCGACTTCTCGGACAAGTCGAGCCTCGGCTATCGGCGTTACACAGAGATGCTGTCGTGGGGAAAGAAGATGGCGGCGAGACTTGATAGGCAAGGACGGTCTGCCTTCGAGTTCTGGCTTTGGGCTTCGGAAGAGACTGGAATGCCGGAGTTCCGTAACTGCGAGATCGCGTTGTTCCCCGAGCAACGCGTCTTCTGTGCAACCGGAGTCGGCGGAGGGGTGAAGAACGACTGCGGCCCCGGCCAGACCGAGAGGTCATTCCCTGAAGGCTCGCAGAACCTACGAGACGCCGTCGATTCAGTATCCCCCGATCCGGAGAAAGTCTGGGATCGCTCGAAGGGCTTGGCTGAGACTCCTGCACCTAAGCAGATGGACGACATCGCCAACGAGCAGACCAGCCACTCAGGTGCCCCTCTCACGCCAGAGGCAGAGGCGTCATACGGATCACTCGTCGATGAGATCGGCAGGCAGTACGAGGCACTCACTGCCGCCGGGCTGAAGGCCAGAGCGTGGCGTGGAGAGGGCGAGCCATACGGCGATCCGCCGGGCAGCACGAAACCCAACTCGGACAAGATGCGTCAAGAGGTCGCCAAGACTGGCGAGTTCTCTTTCTTCATGACCGACAAGGGGTTCGGCACGGGCGATGCTACGCCCAACCACCCGATGCTTCGCGAGACGAAGTACAAGACTGCCGACGGCGAGCCGATGATCGCCAACGACTTGTTCCGGGTCGTCCACGACATGGTCGCACACGTGCGAGGCGGCTACTCGTTCTCTACGAATGGCGAGTACAACGGAATGCTGACGCACGCGTCTACACTTCCAGAAGCGGCGTGGCCTGCCCTGTTCGCTGAGACGTTCGGCCAGAACGCCGTCTACGAGAAGACGAAGAACTACGCGCCGCAGAACGCCTACGCCTCGAAGGTCGGCCCAGAGATCATCCGCAGCGAACTGAAGAAGCAGTCTAAGAGCAGTCGAGCAGCAAAGGCTGAAAGTGACGAGCCGCTTGGCTACCAGCACATCAAGTCGAGGCCTTGGCTACTCAAGTCGCTTGTCGAGAAGCGAGGCTTCTGTGCAAACGGCCCCGGCGGCGGCGTAACGAACACGTGCGGAAAGGGCGTTGGCATAAACGACTCTGATCAAGACTTTACCGGCCAGATTCTCTCTGGCGAGAAGACTATCGAGACTCGCCCGTCGAACTCGCTCAAGTCATTCATCGGCAAGACAGTTGGAATCGTTCGCACTGGCAAGGGCAAGGCCACGCTCGTCGGCGTGATGAAAATTGGTGAGCCGAAGTTCTACAAGACGCAGGAGGAGTTCGACGCCGACTTCGACAAGCACAGGGTTGGAAAAGACTCTAAGCACTACATCGGCCCGGAAGGAAAGTACGGATACCCTCTGTCTGAGGTTAAGCCTACCGTCCCATTGCCGCTCGACACAAAGCATTACGTTGCGAGAGTTATTCCAACGTCGGTTCAGTTGCGAGAGCTTGCGATCTGGTTCGACCTTAGCGGCGTCGAGATTCGCGGCGACGCTCCCGCCCCAAAGAAGGACAAGATCAAAGGCAGCGACGTCAACGACGAAGGCTCCGCTAAGAACAAGTCTGGCGACATCTCGCTGAACGAGAGCATCGTCGCCTCGCTGAAGTCGAAGGCCGAAGAACACAACGCTGCGATGCGAAAGGCCAAGAAGCCGTCGTGGACTCACGTCAGCCTGCCCGCACTGAAGGCAGTCTATCGTCGAGGTGCTGGTGCTTTCTCGACGAGCCATCGTCCGGGCATGACTCGCGACCGATGGGCATTGGCGAGGGTAAATGCGTTCCTAACCTTGGCCCGGAGAGGCAGGCCAGAGAACGCGAAGTACACGACCGACAACGACCTTCTCCACTCCAGTCATCCGAAGCACAGCACGCAGGCTCGTGCCTTTTGCCCTAGAGGCGAAGGCAACGGTATCGACAACTCGTGCGGCGCGAAGACTATGTCCGCGCCGGATAAAGATGGCGGCGGCGGTGCCATGCCCAGCAAGGTTTCTCCGGGCTCATCGCAGTGGGGTGAGAACGAAAAAGAAATCGGACGCGGAGAAGACACGGTCTTCTTCCGTCCGGAAGAGCCTATGTTCGACGGTGCTGATCGGCTTGGGGTGATCACGATCAAAGACCCAGACGCCACCAAAGCTGCGCTCAAGTCTCTTGGCATGTCCGTTGCTGACGCAATCGCCGCCTCTGGCGTGTGCCTAGACTCCATAGGGCGTCTTGGCATTTCGCCCCCCCGCGTGACGATCTCGCCAAACTACGGCAACGAGTCTGATCCGCTTGGAACAAGGGTTGCCCTGTTCCATGTTTGGTGGAGTTCTGCTGCGACTCAGGGAGATGACAACGACGATTCTCCGCCGTCGGTCGTGGGCGGCGAGAGGTCTTTCTACAGATCGACAGACGGAAGTGGCTTCTCGATCGTAGCTCAAACATTTCATATCAACTTGCGATACCGAGGAAAGGGAATCGCACTTGAGATGATGGAGAACATGATCAACTCTGGCGCAACAGAGATCGTCATGAGGGAGGCTTCAAGGGATGACGCCGGAGGAAACTCAAGGTACGCTCTGACCGGATATTCCGAGTGGCCCAAGTACGGATACGACTGCCCGCGATCGGAGTTGCGGAGGGCAGCGCAGAGGCGCGGCCGAGAGGTTCCGCCCGAGTACAGTCGCGCTCGCAGTCTCCTTGACGTCTACGCGACGCCGGGAGGCCGCGAGTGGTGGAAGGAGTCTGGAGACTCTGTGCCGCTTCGCTTTGACTGCACCCCCGGCAGCAGAAGCATGCAAGTCTTCGATGCGTACCGCACCGCTGCGAGAGCGAAGCACGATCGTCGCAGCCAGATCGAAGCCCGCCCGGCTGAGGACGCTTCGGACTGCGACTTCGATCCGGTGCTTGACAAAGTGTGGGATGAGATCGAGAAGGCTGGGAAGTTGCCGGGCAAAGTGGCGACCGAGTCCCGCTCCGCCGACTGCGGTCGCGAAGACGACGGCCGCTTCGCCTCCGGCAACAAGTGCGGCGGCTCTGTCGATATGCCGAAGGAAGACCCTCGTGGCAGGATGCGGTACGACAACGGTGTGCAGACAGACGCAGCCCGGAAGCTCTACCAGATGGGATCGTCAGAGAAGAGACTCAAGAGTCTCGTTGACGTGATGGGCGGCGATCCGAAAAGCACGCGAGTCGACATCAACCCGCCAAGCCTGAACATCTCCGTCGCCGACAAGGATGGAAATAAACTATTCCACGTCGATCTTGAGAACGGTAGAGCGAGGCTCTACCCCGCCAAAGACTTGACCCCAGCCGAGGCTGCAAAGATCAAGGAAGCGGCTGGTGCAGCGTTTGGCGGACGTCAGTCTGACACTACAATTAAGGTCTTCGGCAAGGCTGAAGACATGAAGAAGTGGGAAACTGAGAACGCTGCCAAACTCCAGAAGTCGGAAGACAAGTACAAGTTCTCGACGCTTCTCCCGCCGCACCAGAGGCCGAAGAAATGGGAGCGGTCGATCGACGCCCGCCACGCCAGCCTCCTCGCCTTCGCCGAGTCTCGCGACTGCGGGCAAGAGAAGGACGGCAAGTTCTCGAAGGGCAACACGTGCGCGGGTGGCATCGCTGCCGACGCCGCAAAAGGGGCTGCGACCGGGGCTGTGTTCGGTGCCGTCTCTGGCCTTGCTAAGACGTTCCTTCCACAAGGTGCCGCGTCAGGGGCAGCGGCTGGTGCTGTCGCCGGTGCAGTCAAGGGAATCTACGACAACCAAATGCGTCCGACTCGTGTCTCTGCTCGAATCGAGAGAGTTGGCATGACAGACAAGAGCGTCGCTGCCCTCGTGAAAGGCCTCGGAGGCACGAGCAAGTCTCTTGCTTCAACCAACGGACGATCCGGCCTTACTCTGACGATCCGGGCGAAGGGCGGAAAAGTCTCGCACGTCGTGGACGTCACCGACAAGAAGGTCTTGATCTATCCAGTTTCCGGTCGCAAAGAGATGACCGACGACCAGATCGCGAAGATCAAAACAATCGCGTCAGAGAACGCTCCGAAAGAGACGACCGTCGTCGTGAAAACTAACTCACTCAGCTACGCGTCTCGGCTTGCCAAAAAGGGCTTCGCCGTTGCTGCCAAGGAGGCTGGCGTTTTGACTGCAACCGCCATCGCGTCTGCATACGCACCGGCTGTTCCAGACTTTGTTCTGGGAGTCACAGACCTCGTTTTAGATACGCATTTCACTGACTCTTTCTATAGGAAGCCAGATGCAAAGCGGTGATAAGTGCCCGTGCAGTGGATGCAGCGGACGGATGATCACTCGAAGCAGTCGCCAAAGCGGCGATCTTCAGGTGAGGTATCTCCGCTGCCAAGTCTGCGGTCGTCAGGACCGCTGTATCGTCTCTGCAAACGACGTGCGATCCATTTGCTGGCGTCGCACCAGTCCAAAATAGTGTTGTTTCATACAACACTTTCTTTGACCCTCTTCTTCGGGTCATTCGTTCTTTGACCGTAGTTTGAACGTGTCGCCACGCATCGCGTGGCCGCATCGTCAAACCACTAGCAAGGAACACGAAGCATGGAAGCCTCGGCCAAAGTCAAGAAGCTCCTCGACGAACTCGCCGCCGTCCTCGCAGAGATGGGCGCGGTTCAGGAGACCGACACCGAGACCGCTGACCAGAACGAGGACATGGCCGAGCAGAACGGTATGCCACCCGCCGCCGCTGACGACGAAGCGGCAGACCAAGTCGAGGACACTCAGGAGGTCGAAGGCGAGAAGCAGAAGAAACTTCGCTGCCTGTGCGAGCGTGCTGAGAAGCTCCGCGACCAGATCACCTTCTACGAGAACGTCGCTGCCAAGGAGCTTGAACTCCGAGCGGTTCTCGACAAGTCCACCCCCGCCAAGATCGAAACTCGCAACTCCAAGGAGAGTACAGTGAAGATTTCCCCTATCGCCCTTGCGGGCGCAGGCCGACTCAAGAATTTCAAGGGTCCGAATGCCGAAGAGCGGGCCTACCGCGCTGGTCAATTCTTCCGGGCCACGCTCCTGAAGGACACCGAGGCTCAGCGGTGGTGCAACGACCACGGCGTGACCGAGTCGCGTGCCCTCAACGAAGGCGTCAACGCTCAGGGCGGCATCTTCGTCAACGAGGAAATCCTCAACGAGATCATCGTCCTCGTCGAAGAGTTCGGTGCGTTCCCGGCCAATGCCCGCAACCTCCAGATGAAGTCTGACACCCTCATCGTGCCTCGCAGGGTTGGAGGTCTCAAAGCGTATTTTGTCGGAGAAAATACGAGCGTGAGCGAATCCGACGCCAGTTGGGACCGTGTCCAGCTTGTCGCCAAGAAGGCTGCGGTTGCGAGTCGCATCTCTTCGGAGATTTTGGAAGACTCGTCCGTCCTGAACCTCGCCGATTATCTGACGGGTGAAGTGTCGAGGGCCATCGCGGAACTCATCGACGTGTGTTCGTTCGTGGGGACTGGCAGCGGCGACCACGGCGGTATCGTCGGTGTGGTCAACAAGATCACCGACGGCACTCATGCCGCTGGCGTGATCACGGCTGGCAGCGGCGAGACCGGGGCGCAGTCGCTGACCCTGAACTCGCTGATCGCTGCGGCTGGTCGTCTCCCGCTGTACGCGAGGGCCAACGCCAAGTGGTACGTGAACCCCGCCGTCTTCGCGGCCAGCGTTCAGCGTCTGGGTCTCGTCAACAACGTCGGCATCGCTGGCGGCAACACGCCCGCGACCCTGTCGGCGGGAACCGAGATGCGACTTCTCGGATATCCAATTGTTTTCGTGCATACACTTTCCAACAACGTGTCGGCTGACCCCGGCGTCGTGAAGTTCCTCTTCGGCGACCTGTCGCTGAGTTCCTTCTACGCGACCCGTCGCGGCCTGACCATCAAGCAGTCCACCGAGCGTTATGCGGAACTCGATCAGACGCTGCTCGTCAGCACGATGCGGTTCGACGCGGTCACCCACGACTGCGGTGACGCGAACCGTGCCGGTCCGATCGTTGCTCTCAAGACTGCGGCCTCCTGATAGTACGGAAACACTTGCCCCTCTCAACTCCCTTAACAAGGACTAGAACGTGAATCACATTGAAGGTACGAAGACGGTTGCGAAGGTTTCCGTGGCGGTCGCCACGAGCGGCACTCACTCGCATGAGATCGACACTCTCGGTGCCGACTACGCGAGCATCGACGTGGTGTTCAGCCAGTTCACGGCTGCGACCACGAGCTACGCCAGCATCCTGAAGCTCCAGCAGTCGGACTCGTCTGGCAGCGGTCAGGCTGACGTCAGCGGCTACACCATCACCGCCGGTGCTGGCGCGACGACTGGCGGCACGGGTGCTGTGGCACGGTTCAACGTCGATATGCGTGGGAAGAAGCGTTACTTGACGGTCGTCGCGACCCCCGGCAACGCAGCCACGATCTCGACCGTTGCTCGCCTGAGCAAGACGGAAGATATGCCGATCACCGCTGCCGCGATGGGTGTCAACGACCTCGTCCCGTCGGTCACGATCAACAAGCAGTTCCAGACCTACTAGTCCACGGACGGACACGACGGGCAAGGATGCCCAAGCCTATTTTCACTTCAGGAGGGGCTTGGAGTGTCAGATGCGGATTCTCGTCGGCAACGTGGAACATGATGTAAAAGTCGCGGCGTGCTTGAGCATGCCGCGACTTGCTTTTACAGACAACTTTTTCACGGTCACCAGCACGTTTGCCCCTCATGGCATTCAGGTCGTGAAAGGAACTGGGGCTTTCTGGGATCAGACAATGACCCGGATTCTCACAGACCTGTCTAAGGAAGAGACCGGCAACGATTTTATCTGCACTCTCGATTACGATAGCGTCTTCGAGCCTGAGTGCCTGCCTCGTCTCTTGTCTGCGATCTTGATCTCAGGAGTCGACGCGATCGCGCCGCTTCAAATGAAGCGAGACGACAAGCAACTCATGTTTACCCCCGAAGGCCTCGGCGGTAAGGGCGAGCAGACTGTCACGATGCCAGCCGACTGGTGGGAGAAGCCCGCCCAGATCGTTGATACGGCTCACTTCGGCCTGACTCTGATTCGGACGGCGGCTCTTCGCAGGATGAAGAAGCCGTGGTTCCTCGGCGTCCCCGGCGAGGACGGCGACTGGGGATCAGATCGGCAAGACCCTGATATCTACTTCTGGCACAAATTCCGTGAGTGCGGCAACAAGCTGGCAGTCTGCCCGCAAGTCGCGATCGGCCACGCGGAGCTTGTCATTAACTGGCCTGATCAGAGGTTGAAGACCATCTATCAGTACCCGACTCATTTCTGGAACAGCGGCGGACGGCGACCACCGGAGGCATGGGGATCGCAGGAACACGCGGAGAAATCCAAATGAAGATCAAGATGCTGAGGGACTGGGGCTGGCACAAAGAAGGCGATGTTGTCGAAATCTTCGACGTCACTGCCAAGGGCTGGATTTCTGACGGCATTGCCAAGCCAATCACTGAAGAATCGAGGTCGATCAAGGTCGAGCAGGCGACGATGACCGTCGAAAAGCGGAAAGTGAAGCCGTGAAATACTACGAACTGATTCAGCGTGGGAACCTCCGCTACCGATCTCTCCGAAGGATCACGGAGCCTGTCGTTGAGCCAGTCTCGCTGGCGGAGGCCAAGTCTCACCTCCGCATCGATCCGGACTTCGACTCTGACGACCTGTACGTGATGAGTCTCGTGTCTGCCGCGAGGCATCACGTCGAGACGGTGTGCGACCGCACGCTGATCCGTTCGCAGTGGCAGATGAAGCTCGACTTCTTTCCAAGCTGGGACATCGAGCTTCCCCGCCCTCCGGTCACGACTGGCGACATCGTCGTGACCTACGTACCAAGTGACGGCGTCTACGCTCCCGTGCCGTTCACGGACTTTCGGCAGGACAGGGACGCTACGCCTGCCGTGATCCGGCCGCAGTGGAACCGCACGTGGCCCCCGTGCCGTGGTGCGGAGAACGACGTTACTGTGACCTACTGGGCAGGCTACGGCGACAACACCCGCGCGGTGCCCACCCCCGCGCGTCACGCGATGCTCATGCTCGTCGGTGGGTGGTACGCAAATCGCGAGTCGATCGTTCAGGGCGCGTTGAATCCCGCCCCGATGGCTGTGGATATGCTCCTAGGATCGATCAACTGGGGGCAGTACCGATGACAATCCGGGCGGGAGACTTGCGAGAGTCTGTGACCATTCAGGTCGCGACTCAGGCAACCAACGCCTACGGCGAATCGACTGCCACGTGGGGTGTGTTCGCTACTCGCCGCGCTGCGGTCGAGGGTCTGACGGCGAGCGAGGCGATGCTCAGCCAAGAGCTTGCCACGATCGCCACCCATACCGTCCGCTTCCGCTACGTGCCCGGCCTGACGTCAGGAATGCGTGTTGTCTGGACTAGCCGGTCCCCAGTCCGCACGCTCGACATCGTATCGGTGACCGAGAAGAACAATCGAGAAGAACACTCGCTTGTTTGCAAGGAGCGGCTTACGACATGAGTGGCGTGAAGGTCACAGGCCTGAGCAAGGTTATCGATGAGCTTCAAAAGCTCCCCTCGGTGATCGATAGCGACCCTGTGCTAAGGGAGGCCTCTCAAATCTTTGCCGCCCGGCTCCGCGCGGCTACCCCGAAAGGGTACAGCGGAAAGCTCAAGGAATCGGTGATCTACAAGTCTTCGGACGAAGGTGCGTTCGTCGGCTACGAGCGAGAGGTGGAGACTGCTGGAAACCCAGACCTCGACAGTGTTACTCGCCCAAGGACGAAGGGCAGGAGTGTCATTAGGTGGGTCTCTGCGGACGAGCTAGGCACGGTTCTCGAAGAGACTTTCGACGCCTACGCGGCGGAAGGCGTTTTGTTCATAGAAGAGCGTCTCGCGGAGCAGATTAATGGCGGCACCTGAAAAGTGGCTTCGCGAGAGGCTTGACTCAGCGACGACGGCTGGCATCTATCCGGTGCTTGCCGTCCAGAATGCCCCATTCCCTCTTGTTGTCTACCGCCGCACGGGCACACGTCGCGAGCGAGGACTGACGGGCAATTTCGGCGTCCCCGTGGCGACGTTTTCCGTCGCGATCGTGTCGGAGACTTACAGCCAAGCCAAGGACATCGCCGACTCGATTCGCATCGCTTGCGACAACTTTACGGGCGACACGCAGGGCGTGAAAATAGTAACGACGGCCCTCGTCTCCGAGCAGGACAACATGGAGCGTCCGTTCGAGGGGCAGGCCAAACCACTGTACAGGGTTGATCAGGTCTACGAGGTCCGTTTCACAGAATTCGTCTGACGTCCGAGGAGGGACGGCACAATGGCTTACGAAGCATCGCAGGGTATTGGTTTCTCTTTCTCGGGCACGAAGTTCACCGCCACCCAGATTTCCGTCTCCAAGAAGACGCCTGAGATCGACGTCACGTCGCTCGAAGCTCCCAACGGAAGCTATCGCTCGTACCGTCTCGGCTCGATCCGCGACGGAGACGAACTGAAGGTGGATTTCATCGGCCTCACGCTGCCGCAGATGACGTCGACTGGCTCGATCACGTGGGCGATCGACGGCACTGGCTCGAACGCCGGGTTCACTGCCGGTCTGCCCACCGCAGCCCTCGTGACTTCGGCGGACGTGACGGCTCAGGTCGGCGAGTTGATCAAAGGCAGTATGTCGCTCCGATTGACCCAGAACTAGTTCAATGGCTTTCGTAGAACCATTCTCGTCTCACTGCTTAAAGCTGTATTGGGGCGAAGATGTTTTCTATGCGAACTCCATCAAGCGAAGCGCGTCGTCGGCCACTGAGGTAGATATCACGAGCATGGATTCTAGGGTCACGCAAGACCCTAGGAACACACAGAGGAAGATGATTTGGAAGGAAGTCGACTCTTGCCTCGCCGATCCCGGCGAGGTTTCAGTTGACTTCTGGGCAGTCGCGGCTGATTTGTACTCACTTCCGGATGCAATTGGGTACAAGAAGCTCTTGACTGTCAAAGAGCTAGATCAATACGGAGCAGACACAGGCAACATACTGCTTTCGTATCAGTGCATCCTGACTAAGGTCGATCTCGATGCGAGTGTTGGTGAATACGTGAGGGGAAGCGTCACGTTTAAATTGTCTGGATACAAGGAGTAGGCATGGCTCTCAGTAAAGCGGCGATTCTGGCGGCGAACGACAAGAAGATGGTCGACATGGAAGTTCCTGAGTGGAACGGCTCTGTGAAGATCAGGGTGATGAGCGGCACCGAGCGTGACCGTTTCGAGGCGGAGTTCGTCGGCGGCAACAAGTCGGTCGACATGGTCCGCGCGAAGCTCGTGGCGAAGTGCTTGTGCGACGAGGACGGCACACGTCTTTTCACAGAAGCTGAGATTCCTCAGCTTGGCGAGAAGTCGGCGGCGGTCCTCGACAAGCTCTTCACGGCTTGCATGAAATTGAATCGATTCACGAAGGACGACGTTGAGGAGATGGCGGGAAACTCCTGAGCCGTCCGAGGCGGCGTTTCGAGTTTCGACTGGCACTGGCCCTCGGGATGACGCACAAGCAACTCTTGGAGTCTTGCGACGCCGAGGAGTTGGCGGAATGGGAGAGCTTTTGGCTCATAGAGCCGTGGGGAGACGAGTGGCGACAGACCGCTCGCCTTACCACGGCTCTTTGCACGGCGTGGGGCAGCAAGAACCTCGAAGAGGAGATGATCATGCCGTCGAGTCGAAAGCCACCGCAGACGAAGGAGCAGATGATCGCGGAACTCCGAAAGGCATCCGGAGGCTAAGCGATGGCAACAATCGGAAGCATTGTCGCCCAGTTCACCGCCGATACAGGTGGACTACAGAAAGGCGTCGAGGATGCCGTCAGCTACTTTCAAGGTCTTCGCGATCAGATCGCTGGAGCGACTGAAGACATCAAGCAGTTCAACGCTGTTCTCTCGGCGCAGATTGCTGTAGCGAACGCGGAACTGAACAAGCTGGACGTCGAGAAGTCGATTCGCATCGATGCTGATGTGAGCGACCTGAAGACGTCGATCGAGGAGGTTGACAAGCTCGCCTCAGTTTCTTTCGACGCAGACACGTCTTCCGTATCGTCCGCCGTCGAAGAGATATCCAAAGAGAAGCCAGCCGAAATCGAGGTGAAGGCCGACACCACAAACCTCTCTACGGCCACTGGCGTTATCAAGCAGTTTGCAAGCACGTCAAAAGAACTTTTCTCTCAGTCTGGAGAAGAAGTCGTAGAGGGAGCGGAGAAGTTTGACACGTTTCGCACCTCCGCCGCAGTAATGGCGAGCGGAGTGACGAAGGCCTACTCCGATATAAAAAATGCGTCGAACCAGACTGCCAACGCAATAAATGCAATCGGTGTTGCCGCTAGTGCGATATCGAAGACTGGTCAGGATGGGTTCAAGGGCTTCTCAAGCGCAGTCGAAGCGACAGTCATCGCCACCGGAAGGGCTTACGACGCGACAGAGACTCTCGCCAAGACTTACAAGGAATCTCTTCCCGCCGCAGCGTCGGCCTCGATTGCTGGCTTTAGGGCGTTTGTTGGTCAGCTTGGCGGCATAGACACACTCGGTCGCGCCGCAGGCGGCAGCGCGGCAGCGACCGCCATAACTGTAGGGAGCCTCGGCGGCGCGTTTGCGTCAGCGGCAGCATCTGTTGGCACATACGCAGCCGTGATCACGGCTGCGAAGGTGGCTTCTGCGGGGATGAGCGAGGAGGCTCAGGCCTATGTTCAGAGAGGTGCTGAATACGCGGGAGCATTTGCCGGTGTTGCCGCAGGCGCGGCTGCGACAACGTCGGCATACAATCTCGTGGCTGGCGCGTTGTATAAGTCTTCGACGGCCACACAGTTCTTTCAGAACGTGCTTCAGGGGCTGGGCGGCGGCATCACGACAGCCGTTGCTAGCTCGGCCAGCTTGGTTAAAAGTCTGACGCAAATCAATACCGTCATGAGTCTGGTTTCCTCGGCTGCGAACGAGAAAACAACCGGCTTGGGCTTTGTGTCACTCGCGGCTCGCGTTGCCGTAACATCTGTAATGTTTGGCGCGCTCGCCGGAGGCGTGCGTGCCTATGCGGCTGGCACGGCAGTGGCTGCGGGGGTGACTGGCGGAGCGTCTGCGGCGATCACCGGCCTAGCTGCCACGTTCCCTCTTGCTGCCGTCGGTGCTATGGCAGCAGCGGTAGCGACAGGGAAGTTCTTCCACGCACTTGAGCATCTCAGTGTTGCCACTCAGTCGCTCGATCAGATGGCTGAACGGTTCGGCACGACCACTCAGGAGATGGAGAAGCTAAAGCTCGCCGCCGACAACACTCAGGTGAGCATGAGAATGCTGGGCAAGGCACAGCAGTCTTTCTATCAGAACCTGAGCAAGATTAAATCAGGCCAGTTCAACACAGAGAGCGTTCGCGAAGCCAAGATTGCTTTCGATAAGCTTGGCATCTCAACAGAAGAACTCAAAAACAAAAGACCTGACGAAGCCTTCCGCCTAGCGGCAGCAGAACTGTCTAAGGTCGAAGACGCCGCCAAGCGAACGTCCATCGCGATGGACTTGTTTGGGCGAACTGGCGGAATGATCCTTCCAGCCTTGAAAGAGCTTGAAGAAATCGATCAGGACTTCGCGAGACTTGGCGGTGCCTTGAATTCTCTTGATACGAAGAGGCTCCTTGACGTCGAGGCTTCGTTCGACAGGCTTTCAGCGTCTGGGAAAAGCCTTGGCAGAACTCTCCTCATTCCGTTCGTCGAGCTTCAGAGAGCGTTCAACAATTTTTCCGCAGAGGTGAAGGGCGGCTTGTCCACTGCGCTGGCACCGCTTGCGAGTATGCTCGCAGACGTCAGCAAGCCGCTTTCGATCATCATTGAGATGGTCGGAAGAGTGATCGGCATCTTCCTGAGAATGGTTGCGGTGATTTTTCAGATTGCCGCCTCCTTGCAAGCGTTCGCCGCCTTTGCTGCCATATTTGAAGGCATTCGGTACGGCTTCGACATGATGATGAAGCCGATTGAGGATTTTATTGCCGGTGCTGCGGAGCTTGCGTCTGCATTTGCTGCTGCAATGAGGCCAGCCGCAGAGTACACGGGCATCCTTAGTCTTTTCGGAGTCGGCCTTCGGGCAATTGGAACCGCTGTAGGCGTCGTCTTGGCTTTTATAGGGCAGCTTGCGATTTACGTAGGAGTAGGAGCCGCTGCGTGGGGGATTTACACGGTCGCTATCTCGCTCGCCAGCGCGACGTCTCTGCTCGCTGCCGCTAACTTCGCACTAGCATGGGCTGCGGCACTCGGACCAATTGCCGTCGCGGCCCTCGCGCTTGCGGCAATCGGCGGCGTATTAACTGTCTTGGTCAAGGGACTGGTTGAAGCTGGAAAGTGGGTCTACGGACTCGCAAAGTCGTTCATTGGCTTTAAGTCCGCACCTGAGAAAATCGACGCCACCCGCGCTTCTGTCGACGAACTTGCCGAGGCTTCGCGCGCGGCCTCTGCGTTCAAGGGCGGTAAGTCTCCTGCGTTTGATGAGGTCAAGAAGTCAGTTACTGAAGCAAAAGAAGAGATCAACTCGCTGACGATCGAGTCGGCGAGGTATGGCTCCGAGGGGTCTGCCGCTGCGAAGGCTGCTCAGGAGGGCTTCAGCGAGCTTCAGCAAAAGCTTGCCGACGGAAGGATCACGCTCGAAGAGTTTGATGAGCAGACAAAAAAGAACGCCGAAAACCTCCGCGAAAACCTGAAGTCATACAAAGACGACAGCCCGGCTATCGCGCTCAAGAAAAACCTCGAACTCTACAAGCAACTCAACGACGCTGCGAAGGCAGCAACGAAGTCCACCAGAGACATTGGTGCCGGTACGGTGATCGAAGACAAGTTCTTTCCGACTTCCGAAAAGATCAAGACTAAGGCGGCAGAGTATAAGGCCGAGTACATAAAGGCTCTTGAGGAGATCAAGAAAAAGCAGCAGGAGGGCTTTTTCGCCGACGAGATCAAGCAAAAGAAGGAAAAAAATCAGTCAGACTTCGACAACAATCTGATCTCGAAAGATCAGTTCGAGACGGTCAAGCTTGAACTTGACTCGACGAACGCTCAAGAGGAAGCATCAATCGCGGCCGAGGAGGTCAAGAGAGAGTTTGATCGCAATAACAAGATCAACATCGAGCTTGACACTTCGTTTGCAGAAAAGATTCGCAAGGAACTCGAAGACGCTTTCATGAGTCCGGTCGACAAGTTCGAGGACGAGCTTGACAAGATCAAAAACAACAAGTCGCTGACCGACACTGAAAAAGCACTCGCAAGGGCGAACCTGACCAAGAAAACAAGAGAAAGCCTCGTCGGCAAGTCTGCCCAGACTCAGTTTCAGGAACGCACCCGTGACGTTAAGCAGGCTGCTGCGGCTGGCCTGATCAGCACAGGCGAGTTGAACGCGGAACTCAAGAAGGCCTCTGAAGACTTTGCGTCAGCCGTCGGCGTGACCAAGACCCCGTTCGAGACGTTCTCTTCGTCTCTCAACAACATTGCCAAGCAGTTTGGCTTCGCAGGCCAGCCTATCGACGTCGTTCGTGAGAAGCTCAAGGGCAATGCCGAGCAACTTGCGATGTTTGATCGGGCGGTCAAGGAGTCTCGCGACAATCTCCTCGCGTCACTGGGCATCGAGAAGACTCCTCAGCAAGTCTTCGATGAGCAGATCGAGAAGATCGAGGAGGCCGCGAACTCGAAAGACCCAAACAAGAGCATCACCAGCGAGCAGGCCGATCAGGCGAGGGCCGCAGCGAGACGCAAGCGAGACGAGGCTCTCGGTGCCGGTGCAGACCTCGCGGGGCAGTTTAGCGATCGTCAGGCGAAGATCAACGAGGCCTACGGCGGTGGAAAAGACCCGGCAAAACTTGCGGTGGCACAGAACAAGCTTGACATGGACAAGAGGTCTGCCGCCGGTCTTGATGCTACGCCCGCTCAGGCACTGAAGGCCGGTATCGATAAGGTAAACGACGCGTTCGGCGTGACAGGAAAGTCGCTGGCTGAGATTCAGTCGTCTCTCTCGCCAGCAGAGTTCGAGGAGTACCAAGAGGCGATCAAGAAAAACAAGACCGCCGTCGAGGAGTCTCTTGGAATTCAAAAGCCGTCGATCGTGAAACTGCAAGAGGCTCAAGACAAGCTCTCCGACGCCGTCGGAGAGAACGTCATCTCTCAGCAACAGGCTAGCTCTGCGGCTAGAAAACTTCGAGACGACTTTATGTCTTCTATTGGCGTCGCCAAGACTCCGTTTGAGGAGTTTTCGGGTGCCATCGACAACATCGCAGAGCAGTTCGACATGGCGGGCCAGCCTCTCGAAACAATTCGAGACAAGCTGAAGGGCAACGCGGATCAGCTTGCGTTGTTTGACCGTGCCGTAAAGACAGCACGTGACAATCTTCTGTCATCCCTCGGCATCGAGAAGACTCCTCAGCAAATCTTCGACGAGCAGATGAAGAAAATCGAGGAAGCAGCGAACTCGACTGACCCCAATAAGAAAATCACGAAAGAGCAGGCTGAGCAGGCAAGGACAAACGCCCTAAGAAAGCGAGATGAGGCTCTCGGTGGCGAGAGTGCGGCAGACTTCGGCGGCAAGATCAAGGAACAACGCGCGAAGATCGAGGAAGCATACGGCAAGAACGGCGCGAACGATCCTGAGAAGTTCAAGTCTGCCATGCGGAAGCTCAACGAGTCTATCCCCGGTGCTGAGCAGCAAAGCCCAGTCCAGAAGTTCCAAGAAGACCTTGAGAAGCTCAAGGCAGCTTTCGGCGAGGGAACTCCCGAGTTCGAGCAGGGCAAGAAGAACCTTCAGGCTCAACTTCAAGATGAACTGAAGCCCGCCCTCGATGCGACTAAGGAGGACCGCAGAAGCGTCGATGCCTCTGATTCTCGAAGCAAAGGCGGCGTCGACACGTTCTTCCGTATCCTGCGAGGCAACGACAACCCGTCTCTCAAGGCTCAGCTTGAAGTCGCACGCAACACGAAGTTTCTCGCCGATGCGGCGAGGGATAGGGACGCAGCACCAGTCATCGCTCAACTCTCAGCACCACGGTAATCATGGCAGTAGTAGATTCTAGAGAGATGTATCGCGGCCGGAGTCGCCAGACGACCTACGGCGACGTGCCAACGTACACTCGCATTTTTCTTGTGCGTGTCGACGACCCCAACACGGACCTTCAGGCTATATCCGAAGAGCCGGGCATCGACTGGCTGGACCCTCACCCGGAGGACGAGAACGCTCTGCTCGTTGACTCGAACATTCAGCAGGACGGCGACTCGCCGTTTCACTACAGGCTGACGTTCACATACAAGTCTGCAACAGACCTCGACAAAGACCCGCTAAACCGTCCCGCTCAGTTTTCGTTCAGCGGGGGACTCGCGTCCGCGCCAGCGTTTTGGCACTTCCCCAACAGCAACGACAACAGCACGAAGCGGATCATCATCAACACAGCCGGAGACCCGATCGGAGGGCTCGACCGAGACGAGGGTGAGTTCACGGTGTCGATCACGATCAACAAGGCTCCGCCGTTCAACTACGCGAAAGCGCAGGCGTATGTCGGTGCGATCAATTCTGACTCGTGGAGCGGCGGTGCCCCCAAGACGTGGAAGTGTATGTCCATCACGGGGAACCGAAAAATCGAGGACGTCCAAGCTGAGCAGTATATCTACTGGGAGACAAGCACAACTCTCGCGTATCGAGGCACCGGCTGGGACTTGCAGACTTGGGACGTCGGTTTCAATCAGATCGTCGGCGGGAAACGGAAAAAAATTATGGCTGGGTCTGAGCCTGTCAGTGAACCAGCCGCACTTAGCAACGGTCGAGAGAAGACTCCGGGCCAGCCGCCTGATCTCCTGTCGTTTCGCGTCTATCCGATGCTGCCTTTCACCGATACTTTCCCGCCCCTGCCGTCGTGAGGTGATGCATGAGTTATGGACCGTCGAGGCAGGACCGTGGTGCTGGCAACTCTGGTGAGCAGCCGGTGCAGTTCAAGCTGGCTGACGCTCAGCGTATTGCGAACGTCGTCGGAACGGTCGAGGGGGCGAGGAGAGATCGAAAGAACAGCTTCCTGTCGAGGGCCGTTGGACAGTCGTCGCATTACCTGAGCAAGACGACGGCTACGTGGACGATTGGAACAAGCCAGACGTTGACTCTGTACGTTGGTGACCCCGGCAGCGAAGCGGCGTCGAGCGGCGATACTGTTGACGCGTGGAACAAGACCGGCGGCGATATTGCCAGTGGCAAGTGGGTGCTGCTCGCTCGGGCTAACGGAAATTTTTACCTTGCCGAGCCGGAGGTAGTTGAGCAGGAAGTTTTGACCGGCGTAACGCTTGGCCCGTCTGGTCTAGTGTTTACGAAAGAAACGGTCTACGTCATCGGCAAGAAGTCGCCGTCGCCGTCTGACATAACGATCTCGCCGGTGGATGCCAGCGTGATAACGCACGTGTCGCTTGGAGCGGGTGGCCTTACCTTTACGAAGCGAGGCATTAAGGTGCTTGCCACCTCGACGGCATCGGAGGTAACTATCGGAACAACGACCTGCCCATAATGCCACTCGCAATAAAAAACGGCTTGTTGGTTCTGAAAAGTGGCCTTCTTGCGCAGAACTGCGCGTGCTGCGGAAAGCAGTGCGACTCCAATGTTAATTTTTATGAATGCGACGACATGGTGACTTATGAATTCTTGGATATGACGAACTATCCGGGAAACGTCGTAAAAGAGATTGTTGCAAGCCGCCAGTTGATTACCATCCCAGCAAGCTATTCTCTGCCAGTTACGGTAAAGTTTTGCGGTACTGCTGACGACGGATTCTTGATTGATGGTGCTTTGCTGGCAATGTTTGGAGTTAACCCGCCTGACCGTACATTGAACACAAGGACATTTACGATAAGTGTTTACAACGCTGGCGGGCCGATTGCCGGTAACTTGAAAATGTGCTTTGCTTCTGTGAACCCACTTCCGTGATTACATGCCACCGCTCACACCTTGAAGCCCGTTGCACTGAGCGTGGCTACACGCTCAAAGAGGTGCTGCCGTGCGTTGTATCGCAAGACGGCGACGAGTGGACTATTGACGTTGAGCATCCGGCGTATCCGCGAGTTTCTCGGCTACCGGAGCCGCCAGCCACACCAGCGAGCGGCCCCGGCACCGAGCTAAAGAAGCTCCTCGCCAAGGTCGGCATCACCGCCACGCCCGACTGCGCGTGCAACGATCGCGCCGCAGAGATGGACCGCCGCGAGCAGGAGACGCCCGGCTGGTGCGAGGCCAACCTAGACACGATCGTCGGCTGGCTCCGCGAGCAGGCCGAGGCTCGCGGGCTGCCGTTCATTGATCTGGCGGGCAGGATGCTCGTGCGGCGGGCGATCAAGAATGCACGCAAGGAGGCGGGCAAATATTCTATCTGAGGCTGCGTTATTTTCGAGAAACTATTTTGCAACCAAGCGACCACCACTTCCAAATAGACAACCAGAAATGGCTCTGGCGTTACTCACCGCTCAAGGGCCGGGCCGACGGCTGGACTGAGTTCGACAAGAGAAAAGTGTTGATCCATTCGGAGCTACAGGGTAGAAAGAGGCTCGAAATCGAGCTACACGAAGGGCTTCACGCCAGCCTTGGCCCTACGATCTCGGAAGAGTCGGTCACGCAGACGGCTCGCGATCTTGCCAAGATTCTCTGGTCTCTCGGCTACAGGATTCAGGAGGAATCTAAGTGATCAACGAAAGTACGGATACTATTGCCAGCGACGACGATGACGATGAGATCGCCGACGATCTCGAAGCGTCGGTCGATATGGACTGTGCAAACCCGCTGCCGGGCGTGTTCTCTGTGAGCAGCGGCGTCATCGAGGCATGGAAGACCATGACCGAGACCTCGGCGGCGGTCTCAGAGCCAGACAACCCAAAAGACATCGTCGGCACCGACAAGCTCCCGTTGCACCTCTGGCCGACTACGGCCACGGCAATGGGCTCTATCGCTCTCCTGAACGGTGCGTTGAAGTACGGCAGATCGAACTGGCGGCACACCGGAGTCCGCTCCAGCGTCTACGTGGACGCGTGCCAGCGGCATCTGGCGGCGTGGTTCGAGGGTGAGGAGTCGGACGAGGAGGGAGTGCCTCATCTGTCTGCGGCTCTCGCCTGTCTCGCGATCATCGTCGACTGCCAAGCGGCCGGGAAGCTAAAGGACGATAGGCAGTTCCCCGGCGGTCATCGGAAGTTGATCGACTCGCTCACGCCGCACGTGAAACGGCTGCGAGAGTTGCACGCCGACAAGTCTCCGACGCACTATGACGCCAGAACTTGACATCCTGAAGCAGGCCTGCCACATCGCCAGACAGGAGTCTCACGATCCCCGCACGCACGTCGGTGCGATTCTTGTGTCTCGTCGTGGCATCCCGGTCTACGCTGCGAACCAACTCCCGCCGGGAGTGTTTCGCACGCTCTCCAGACTGGAGCCGCCACGCAAATACAAGTACATGGAACACGCTGAGAGAGCCGCGATCTACGCGGCTGCGGCGGCTGGTATCTGCACTCACGGAGCGATTCTTTACGCCCCGTGGTTCTCGTGTGCAGACTGTGCTAGAGGCATCATCTGCGCCGGAATCAAAGAGGTCGTCGGTCTCGCATCGCTTCGAGCGGCAACGCCTGAGAGGTGGGAACGCGATATCGCGATGGCGGAGCAGATGATGAACGAGGCCGGGATCGCCACGAGGTGGCTCGCTGGCACCGTTGGTGAAACCATCCGGTTCGACGATCGAGACATCTCAGTCTAAGTCCTGCCGAGGGAGGGCGGCGTGACGCCCAGCCTACCCCGTCACGCCGCCCCCGGCAGGCACTTCTCAGCCGATCTTCGGAAGCACGTCACAGGGCTTCGGCCCCGTTTCAATGAAACGCAAATCGATGTAGGCCTTTGTGACACGTGGCGAACTGTGATCAAGCAACGCCGTAGGGTCGCCTCCTCCAGCAAGGAAGTGAGTCGCTGAACTTCTGCGGATCATGTGAAATTTAGTCTTGCGTCCGCCGTCTAGGCCAGCACGCTTGACGATCCTTCCAAACGAATGCCAGAGCAAGGTCTTGACCTTGTCCCACGAGAAGATCGCCTGCGACGGCTTCTTACCCCGACACACCTGTTCGACAAGGTGCTGGGTCTCAAGTGACAGGCTGTAAAGCTTGTCACGCTTGCCGCCCTTCCTGTGTTCAGCACGGACGAGCAGTTGTCCCTGCTGATAGTCGAGGACTTGAACCCCCATTATCGCGCCGATGCGTTCCGCCGACTCCCAGAGAACACTCACAAGTGCCCTAAAATAGAGACTCGTCGGAACCCCATCAACAGTGCCGACTTCCTTGTCAGTCGCACGAATCAAAGATCGAATCTGATCGATCGTCCACGCCGTCGGAATTCTTTCCGGCAGCGTTGCAGGCGGCACGCACGGTCGTGTCTTGACTAGACCTCGATCGTGAGCGAAGCGAGCCAGACTCAAAAGTTGAGTTCGTTCCTTCTCTGCCGTAAACGCGCTCCTCTCGCTTGCTCGCTTCGTCAAAAAACGAGCGAGTGAGAGATCGTCGAGGTCAGCCAACGTCGGCTGACGCTGGAGAAACTTAGCAAGCGATCGAAGAGTGCAGTGGTAGAGGCGAACGGTGTTCTCGCTTTTCCCACGCAGTTTCAGCGGAGCGTAAATCGTCTCGAAAAACTCAACCAGCGTCATCGTCATGGTGGTGTGTCCTCCTTCATTTGCCACCAGATCGAGGTAGCTCACCACGAGTACCTCGATCTGGTGGGCAGAGTACACATCCGTGCAAAAAAGTTGACCCCCATGAGTACCTTACTTGGGGGGCAAGACTCGCCTCGTGCGCGTCACAGTTCGGATAGTCGGCAAGATTTCCCATTTCCAAACAGGTCCGCCAGACCGTCGGCCAAGACCTCAGCCGCCTTGCGGCGAGTCTTCACACGACCCGCAAAAATGTCGTCGATGAGCCAGACGACAATCTGGTCGACGATCACGTCGGCCTTCTTGTCGACTCCTCGATAAAACCTCTCGCGGACGGCTCTGCGGATCGACTGCACAGACTTGGGGGCTACTTCCTTGGTTGCCATGTCTTCATCCTCCGTGGTGCCTACCTTCAGCCTTCCGGAACACCCTTCAGGCCCACCATCAGAATCCTGTCCCCGCCATTTTTTTTCAAGTCCACAGCGGGTTTCACGGTGAAACCCGCTGTTTTTTGAGTGGTTTGTACGGAAGCAAGGAGGACTCTGATGTATTTCAGGCCAATTTCGATCGAAGAGGCAGCAAAGGCGACGGGGCTGACCAAGTCGGGCGTCGTGAAGGCGATCAACTCGAAGAGACTTGTGGCGGTGCCGCTCAGCGGCAGGGGGCTGATGCTCTGTCTGGAGCAGTGCAAAGGCCAGTCGTTCGACGCGGCTGAGTTCCGGAAACTTTGCAAGAGGTGGATTTGCGTCCCCGAGGCCTGCGACATTGTCTGCAAGACAGACGCTTCGGTGATGCGAGACCTGAGAAGCGGAAAGATTAAGGGTTTCAGGCTGAACGGCAGGGCTTGGGCGGTCGAGAAGGCCTCGGCAGAGGAGGAGTTTCGCGACTACCTCGCGAACCCCGGCCGTCGGGGACAGCCACGGCAGATCGGCACGAGCCGGTCGCCGCGTGTGATCCGGAAAAAATCCTTGCACGCCAAGAAGTCGAAGGTACGATCACGCCCCGGCAGCAAGTGATTGCTGCCTCCTCCTGCTCGCCATAGTACGGATACGCTGATGAGCAACGTCGATCACCCGGACCACTACCAGTCCGATCAGTTCGAGTGCATCGACGTCATCGAGTCTCTTGGGCTTGGCTCAGGGTTCTCAATTGGGAACGCGATCAAGTACCTATGGCGAGCGGGGAGGAAGGGCAACGACATCGAAGACTTGGAGAAAGCACGATGGTATCTGGACCGGGAGATCGAACGAAGAAAGAGATGCTCGACTTCGCAGTCGCCGCCACCGTCGTGATCGCGTGCTTCGCTCTGGAGACGTTCTTGTTCAGTATCGGATGGAACCTCGCATTGCCGTCGATCTTCAACATGAAGCAGATCACGATCGCCGAGTCTCTGGGGCTGGTCATTTTCTTGAAGATTGCCGGGCTTCAGTTTTTCCCAGTCGGTGCGTTGAAGAGAGCGATCAAATGAAGCCACGTGCGTTCCATTCTGACCTGTTCGTCGTGCGTGCCGAGTGCGTCGTCTCTGAGGACGGCGAGCGAACGGTCGACACGTCGATCGACCTATTCGACGACGCGACGACGGCGGACGATCTCAAGCGATACGGTCAGTGGTTAATCAAAGCGAGCAAATGGCTCAAGGAGAAGAAATGCGATGATTGACTGGCTATTCAATCGTCACGAGGTTCGAGAGCTTCGTGCTGAAGTTCAGCGTCGTCGTGCCTCGTATGTCGAACGCGAGACTCGCATTCACATGCTGACGAAAGAGAATCAACAGCAAAGAGTCCTCATCGAAGCCTTGCGGGACGTGAACAAGTCTCTCGATGAGCGACTGATCGCAATGGAGCGAGACAAGTGAGCCCCGAACTCGAAGAGAAGCTGTACAGCGACTTTCCTGCCTTGTTTGCGAATCGCGAGCATCGTCACAGCCCGATGATCTTCGGCTGCGAACACGGCGACGGCTGGCACGCGATCCTCCGCGATGTGTGCGAGAAGATCGACGCACACAAGTGCGAGTCGCCGTTTCTCTTCGTTCAGATCAAGGAGAAGTGGGGCGCACTCCGCGTGTATTACTCTGGCGGCGACGAATACACGTCTCGCGTGATAAAAAAAGCAGAGACCAAGAGTGCCAAGACGTGCGAGGGTTGCGGCCAGCCGGGTACGGCAAGCAAGAGCGGATGGATTACGACTCTCTGTGAGGGGTGCCGCAAGTGACGCTCCCCTACGAACGCACTCGTGCCGTCATCAACGCGAGAGAGTTTCTCTTCCGTCTGTCGACGCCGTACATCGAGAACGGCATCAAGAGAGTCCCGACGGCGGTCCGTGACGAGGCAAGGCGACTCTTGCGGCACTATCCAAACGTCGTCGATCTAAAACACGCGGGGGCGTCGTTCTCTGCCGACGAGGCTGACAAGATCATGGAGGAACGCTATGGATCGTAGAGGCTTTCTTGGTTCGTTGATGGCGGTGACGACGGCGATCTCCTCTGGCGTGAAGCTGCCGACGGGTGCCGAGGTCGCGACTGGCAAGGCACTGCCGAAGTCACTCGCTGTTCAGAACGATCTGCTCGCGATACTCAATGAGTGTCACGTCATCTCGATTTTGTGTCATCAGACCTACGACGGCCCGATGCACTACGAGGTCGAGTACGTTCACGCCCCCGGCGGCAAGAAGGGTGAAGACACTCTGATGGTTGAGACATACACAAAGAAGCTGCGTCCAGTTGACGTGAGCTACGCGATGACTGCGAGCGAGCTTATGCGGGTCACGGTGACGTGGGCATGAAACGTCTCGCCACCGTCGTCGGATTCGTCCTTCTATGCCTCGGCGTATGCTTGGTGGCGTGGCCCGCCCCGCTGTTCACGCTCAATCAGCCGTACCTAGACTGGTATGTCATTAACGTACTCTCGTGCCCGATCGACAAAGACTTGAGTGCCGGTGCTGGATTGCCGCTCGTATGGATGTTTCTGTCCATGCCCGTCGGCTTGCTTTGCTTTTGCGTCGGCGTCCCGTTGTTTCACTGGGGTAAGTCATGACCACTCGCGACCCACTTACCTCGTACACGTTTGCGTTCATGCTGATCACAGTCGGATTCTGTGTCGTTGCGGCACTGAGTGACATCAACAAGTCACTTCGGGAAGTAGCAAGCGAGATTCGGCTACAGACGACTCAGCAAACTTGGCTCGTCGAGCATTACTCGAAACCAGTGCGGCCGATCCTACCGTGGAAGGACGATAAGTGAACGACTTCGAGCAACTCAAGAAGCTTGCAGAGCAACAGGCCGCGAGCCGACGGGCCTACGAGGGCGACATTGTCTCTCGCCTGAAGAACTGGCGTGGCCTCCACCTCGCCCACGGCGGCGATCTGTTCGCGGAGGCGGCAGTCGAGATCGACCGCCTCCACGAAGCAGTCCGCCGACTCGCAGATCAGGACGCCACGCTCTCTGTGCAGGGCGGCAGCGTGACGGTGACGATGGACGCCACGCTCACCGACGAGGAGCGGGCGGCGATCAACGCTGCCAGCAAACTGCTTGCCATGGACGGCTACCAGACGATCGCCGCCACGCTCCGCTCGCTGCTGGAGCGACTGAAATGAATCGTGGCGTGTGCCATAGATGTGCGGGCCGATGGGCGCGGTGCTGGTGGTGCCAAGCCGCCACGCTACTGGAGCGACTCGCTTGAACGCCGACATCCCAACGCTTCGATGCTGGGTAAGACTGCCTTACATCGCCGACTCAAGCGGCGTCGAGGAGGCCTATGCGTTCGCGATTCAAAGCATCGGCGGACGTGCCCTTGGATTTCACTGCATGATGATCAGCGGTGCCCACTATCGCGGTGTGCCGATCCACGCTATCGCCCTGCGTCCTGACGCCGTCGAGACCACTTTGGGCGATTGCCAGTTGTGGGACTGCTTCTCTGCTCGTCCGGTTGTTCATGTGTTTGACTACCTTCGCGGCCACAGGTGCATCGCATACACTCGAAGCGGTTCGCAGAACGGACGGTATCTATTCACGGCAGACTGGCTTCCCGAGACTCAAGAGCGTCCGGGGTTCACGCTGACTCCTGAGCAGAACAAGTGTGCGCACGTGATCGCGTTGGACAACGGCAATCTCTGTGCGTTGCCCACAAACCGCATCGCGTGGACGGACGCCTACTTCGTTGGTGGCAGGCCAAACCCACGGAGTCGCGGCTATCGAGTCCAGTCTGAGGTGTATCGGTGCGAAGGCGGCGACTGGGACGTGTCGAAAGACGAGAGGTATATGTATGAGTGACATCGTCGCGGACGCCAAGACGTGGCTCGCCGACATCGGCAGCGGACAGCGGCTGCAAACACATTCCGAGAACTGCCACCGGAGGCACTCGACGTGCCTCGTCCTCAAGCTGATCAGAGAGATCGGGCGGCTCCGTCTGCTTGTGCCTCCGATCGCCGGAACAGTTAACGAGACGACTGGCATGGACTTCATCCCGTGGAGTGTCGCGGCCTCGACGAGCCACGCCAGCTACTACTCTGCTCCGGTGCTTCCGAAGGGATTTGAGCCGATCAGGCTCGACGGATGGATTCAAGTCAGCGACCGTCTCCCGCCAGACGGCGAGTGGGTGCTGTGGTGGAACCCTGACGACGACATCTGTCAGACGATCCTCGCTGAAAGAGACGGCAATAGCCTTGATTTCGGCGGCGACGTCAACTTACCACTCACTGGAATCACGCACTGGCGACCTCTTCCGGGTCCGCCGTCGTCGTCCGTAAAATGAACGTAGATGCCCAAGCAACAGCGAGTGAAAAAGTCTCGACCGAAGCAGCCGGTAGCCATCGAGCCGCTTCGCGACGTCGAGATCGTGCCGCTCAACCGCCAGCAAGACGCGGCATTGAAAGCCGTTGCTCGCTCGTCGATCTCGTTTCTTATTGGACCGGCCGGAACAGGCAAGACTCACCTCGCGTGCGGTTACGCCGCGCGGTGCGTGGCTGACGGTCGCTTCGAGAGAATCATCTTGACGCGTCCGATCGTCGAGGCTGGCGAGAGTCTTGGATACTTGCCCGGCACGTTTGAGGAAAAAGCCGCGCCGTATCTCTTGCCGATTCACGACGCGCTCGACGCCGTCGCCGGTCGCACTGGTAGACGTCGCGAGCAACTCAGGGCGATGCTTCAGGTCGCGCCGATCGCCTACCTTCGTGGAAGAAGTTTCAACCGCTCAATCGTCATCGTCGACGAGTCTCAGAACTGCACGCTCTCGCAACTCAAGCTTGTCATCACGAGACTAGGCCGAGACTCGCAGATGATCCTGACCGGCGACCTGTCGCAGAGCGATCTTCGCACTCACGAGCAAGCTCTTGGGACGGTAGTCAACAAACTTGAAGGACTGCCGGGAGTCACCGTCTTCCGGTTCGACTCGACTGGGATTGTCCGCCATCCGATTCTCGCGGGTGTGCTGGAACGCCTAGGAAACTAGGCCTTTTCGTCTTCTGTGTCATAGCAGACACTTGACACTTGACATTAGGCCTACGTAGGCCTATCTTATGGGGGCAGTCGATTTCAGCCTTCAACCAAAGGAACACACCAGTGAACACAACTCTCGCCGCCCCAGCATGGAAGTCCTACCGCGTCGGCACGATCGTCAAGCTCGACGACGGACGCAGCTTCACGATCGACAGCATCTCGATCGTTCACACTGACCGTGGCTACAACTCCCGCCGCTTCACCCTGCGTGGCCCCGGCGGCAAGGAAGTCGTCAAGTCGAGCCGTGGCATCACCCTCTGGGTGGCTGGTCTCGAAAACGATCGCGGCGAGCCGACGCCCGCCGCCAAGCCTGTTGAGAAGCCGCCGGTCTCGCCGGTCGTCACGACGGCTGGCAAGATACAGCACGCCTACTTCGAGGCACTGCTGCGGATCGTAAGGGCACGCCGCAACTCGTGGCTTTGCGGCCCGGCGGGCAGCGGTAAGACGACGTCTGCCAGCGAGGTGGCGAAGCTTCTCGGGCTGCGATTCTTTGCTAAGTCTGTCGGTCCGCAGGTGACCGAGTCGAGCCTGATTGGCTATCAGGACGCCAACGGTAGGACTGTCCGGACTCAGCTTCGCGAGGCGTTCGAGTTTGGCGGCGTGTTCCTCCTCGACGAGGTCGATGCCGCCAGCCCGGCGGTTTTGGTCGTCATCAACGCCCTGTTAGCCAACGGCGAGGCTTCCTTCCCCGACGTCGTCGTCGAGAAGCATCCGGATTTCGTCTTGATTGCCGGTGCCAACACGATCGGCCTCGGCGCGGATCGCCAGTACGTTGGACGTCAGCAGATCGACGCTGCCACCCTCGACCGCTTCGTCCTGCTCGACTGGCCCTACGATCCCCGGATCGAGGCGGCTGCGGCTGGCGTGGACGTGTCGGCTGTGTCGAAGTCGGCCTGCCCGTCCCCGTTCCGATTCGAGAGCGAGGACGGTGCTGAGGCTCGTTGCTACGAGTACGTTCAGAAGGTGGTCGCGATCCGCAATGCGGTCTCCACCTTCGGCAAGGCCGTCCGCGTGATCATCAGTCCCCGCGCCTCGATCAACGGAACGGCCCTGATCCGGCAGGGCTTCTCGATTAACGACGCCCTGACCCTTTGCGTCTGGAAAGGTCTGGATACGGACACCCGCTCGAAGATCGAGGGGGCTTGCTAATCCGCCGACGTCCGCTTATACTCAACAGCCACCACCAACCCCCCGGAGACTTACCAGTGAAGAAGATCACAACCGCTCGATTCGATTCTTGGGAAGAGTTCGTCGCCTCAGCCGAGAAGAGTTCCTATCGAGGATGGGACGCAGGCCACAGCAAAGGCAACGAGCCTTTCTACGGTACCTACAGTTTTGGGGAAGCCGCGAAGCTGGCCCGCGACGGCTGGGCCGAGGGTGCCGCCAGAGTTCAGAGCATCCGCGCCAGTCTGGGCGAGGTTATCAGCACGCTCGTGGCGGCTCGCGCCGAGTCGATCGGCTATGACGTCGCAGGAGACTACGTGGACGTCGGTCGATTTCTCGGAGGGGAGCCGGAGTGCTTCGGGGTCCGGGTGTGCGACGAGTCTCAGTCGAAGCCAGTCGTCAGGATCAACGTCAACACCGCAGTCAGTGCCTCCGTCTCGGCGTCTGCCATCTTCGGTCGCGGTGCGGCGATCCTTGCCGCGATCGACGTGATCGAGGCCACTGGGAGCCGCGTCGAGGTCTGGGCGGTCAACGGCAACGTGAACAACAAAGGCAATCACGTCCACGAGACCTACGCGTTGATCAAGTCTGCGAGCCAGCCGCTCGACATCGACCGCCTTGCGTTTGCGTTCTGCCACCAGAGCAGCCACAGGAGGTTGGCGTTCTCTGTTTTTGAGCATTACGGCATCAGGGCTGGCGAGTCATGCCCTCACGACGTGAGCATCACTGAGGGTATCAACACCCGCCCAGCCCGCCGCTCGCAGACTTTCACCCGTCAGGAATTGCTCGAAGAGATCAAGTGGATTTGCGATCAGGCCGGAGTGTGCATCTCGCAGGAAGAGATCGACGCTCTGGCTGTTGCCTGATTGTTTGGATACCATCACCCCCAACGAAAGAGACAGTGGAATGAGCCTGATCAAGTTCATCGAAGCCGCTGAGTCTCACGGCTGGCATCACGAGCCAAGCGGTGCCCGCAGCGAGACTGGCGGCTGGACGCCAAACCCGGCAGCGATCACGTGGGGTTGCGGGCACTAACCGACGCTCGTGCGTGGTGCGGTGCGTGTCGCGATCGAGAACATCGACCTCTACTACCACAACGGACGCGCGTGGCGTGGAGACCCAACCGTGCAGCCTGACGATCGAGTCACGCTGGCAGCGATCATCGTTGACGGCGAGAGCCGGAGGCAAGGGCTGGCGACGGAGGCGATGAAAGACTTGCAGTCGATCGCTGCGAGTCTAGGCATGGAGATCAATCTCGAAGTCGCACCGATGGGTGCGTTCAAGGCGAAGGGCAAGAGGACGATCGAGACGCGAAGTCTGATTCGGTGGTACAAGTCCCTTGGGTTCCAGCCAGCGTGGCCGGGCGAGGGCGAGACCATACTCGTATGGAGGGCAACGTGATGCACCAGATCAAACCGACGACATCGTTCGCAGGGACGCCGCGTGACCGGATGGCAGACGCACTGGCGTCAGTCGCGAACGCTCTCGAAGCGGCTCAGCGGCTCATGGGAGAGGCAACTCCCAACGGGCGAGACTACCATGATCAATCGCAGTGGGCGATCGATCGCAAGGAGTCGGATCGTCGCATCCGGCTCGTCGAGGAGTTGGCGAGGCAATACTGGACCGAGGCCATGGAGGTGCAAGAATGATCAAGAGTCAAGCGACGATCTGCAAGGAGGTCTACGAATACTTCCTGAAGCACGGCCTCGTCTGCGAGAACGGCGAACGCCGCACTGCCAGCATGGGGACGGCGAGCAACGCGTTTGTCGTCGCCTACGAGACGGGCAAGATTCACATCGCGGTGCGGAAGGGATCGGCGGCTCACGCGGCGGCACGGGCCGGGCTCAAGCTGAGGAAGGAGGCGCAAGAGTGAGAAAGACTGGAGACGCCGTCGACTGCCACCTCTGCGGGCGTGCCGTGACGGTCGTCCGCAGCGGCGTGAGCGGCAGACTGGCAAGGCACAAGTGCCCGCACGGCACGTGGTGCCAAGCCAGTCTCAGGGGGTGCTGGAGCAAGCGGCGATCGACCGTCTGCCGGGAGTGTCGACAGACCTGTCCGGGGGCAAGCCTCGAAAAACAGGCCTAAAAATCCGTGTGTCATAGCAGGATTTTTCCCCTTGCCAATCCGCCTAGGTTGCCCTATACTGCAAGGGCACAGACGAGACACCAGCCACAAAGGAGCCGCCACAATGACCAACCTCAGCAACCTCTCGCCGGTCGCCGCCGACACGCTCTACGTGGAGCGGCTCGCCGCCCGAAGCACGGCTGCATTCTACGCCAAGCAGGATGAAGACTCTCTGGTGTACCTCTTCGGCCGGGGAGTCTACGTGAAGGGCGACCGTCGCTCTGGACCGACGCACGTCTACGTTCACCCAGACGCCCCGATCGCCGCCGGAGATGGCTGGCACCACAACCCCCTGCCGACTCTGGGGGACGTTCAGCCGCTCAAGGCCTATCAGGTCGTCGAGGCCTTCATCACCGGCCATCCCAAGGCCGCAGGCTACGGCGACCTGATCAAGGCCTACGGCAACGCCGAGGGGCGTCTCGCCGAGGCACGTCTTGCCGTCCAAGAGTCCGAAAACGACTACCGAAGCCGCCCGTGGGCACGCTACTTCCTCGTGACCTCCAGCGACGGCCACATTCACGCCTCGACCGGCTGCTCGACGTGCAACAAGGGCCGGGAGCCGACCGGCTTCGCCCTCGTCCCCTACCTCAGCGGCGCGGCCCCAGCGGACGCCGTCGCAGACCTTGGCCCGGCTCTGTGCAGCGTGTGCTTCCCAGAGGCTCCCGTCGAGGACAAGGAGCAGGCTACGATCCCGGCCCGGCTTGCACTGGCTCTCAAGGAGCAAGGCTCCGAGGCCTTCCAGCAGGCCCGTCAGGAGGCCTCCGCCAAGGCCAAGTCCAAGGCGGCTGATCGCTGCCCCGGCAGCGGCGAGCGGGTCCAGATCGGCAAGCACGGCTACGTGAAGTGCCCGTCCTGCGGCTGGTCGTGCCGCTCCTCGACCGGGAAGGTCGCCGCCCACCGCCGCCCCCGGTTCTACGCCGTGCAGGCGGTCGAATACGGCAACGACAAGTTCTGGACCGGCACCGGCTGGGGGCCGTCGACCAAGAAGGTCGCCTTCGAGAGCCGGGAGGCGGCTCTGGCGATCGAGGGTGCGACGGAGGCCCGGAAAGACTGATCCGTGTCATAGCATTTGACAATCGGCCTAGGTTGCCCTATACTTGGGGCTCAGAGATCGAGACACCAGACACGAGGAGACGCGAGACATGAACGAGAACAAGACCAGCCAGCAATCGATCCACGAGGGCATCGAAGCCTACAACCGCGAACACCGCGAGCGTGAGAAGCGTGAGTTTTTTGCTTGGGCTTTGCCAAGACTGCTGGCGAGGCTTGGCGAAACCGACAAACTTTTGGGGCAGGCGGGCGGCGATCGCCCGGAGGTTGCCCGCCAGCAAGCCCGCAATCGCGACGCTATCGCCGCCGCCGGGGCGGACGCCGAAGGGCTTCTCGCAAGGCTGCGGGAGTCAGACAAACTGCTCTGGAAGATTCGCCCGGCCGACCGTCGCAGCAGGCTCAGGCTCGCCATTCTGGGGCAGTGCCAGCGAAACGAAAGCTTGATTGAATATTGAATGACCCGTCTTTCACCGTCCAACTTGTCCGGATACACTCGCCACCCCCCCAAGACTCAAGGAGACTCACCAGTGAAGAACAAAAGCAGCCAGCAACGGATCGCGGAAGCCGCCCTGAAGTACGCACACAACACGACCAACGGCATCCTTCACGACAGCCTCTTGGAGAGCATTGCCCTTGGGCAAGTCTCAGTGTGGGTCGAGCAGCAGGACGATTGCATCTCGCCAGAGCGGATCGTGTTCGTCGCCCGCGAGGCCTGCAAACTGATTCGCAACCACTACCGGATTCTCGCCAGTCTCTAGTCTGGATACCATCACCCGAAAGGAACCCAACCCGTGAACACCATCAACAAGCCAGACGGCAGAGTGCATCGTCATCCCAACGGCGGCTACACGCTCGCGTGTGCGACATTCCTCGACGGCAAGCTTGCCACTGTGAACTACCGGACGATCAAAGGCCTCTGCGGAGGAGGCCAAAGACCCTACTGGGTGACTGAGGCCACCGTGGCCTTCTACGAAGGCGACGGGACTCAGTACCCGGTTCACACGAGCAAGCACGGCCTGCGGACGGTCAAGAACGGATTCACCAAGAAGCAGGCACTCGACGTGTTTCACATCGGTCACGAAGGCTTTGTACTGCGGGGCGACGTCGCCGTGCGGGCAAAGTTTGCACACCCAGAATGAAAGGAACCCCACCAGTGACGCTCTTCATCAAGATCGATACCGACAACGCAGCGTTCGAGAACCCGCGAGAGATCGAGCGGTGCCTCGCGAAAGTCTACGACGACATCAGAGAACAGCCGGGCGTAGCTCAGAGCGGAGCCATCCGCGACTACAACGGCAACACCGTCGGCCAGTGGCAGCTTCAGTAGTACGGACTTAATCACCCGAAAGGAACCCCATGACACACAAACAAGCCAAGCTGCACGCGGAACACTTCTCGTGCGTGACGCGTTCGGACTACGGCATCGCAAGGAACGCGTTCGGAGGATGCTCCGTCTTCATCCTGCCTCCCGAGAAGGACAGGAGCGGATCGGAGCTTCTCTGCGAGGTCGTTCGCTACGCCGATATCGGGCCGCAGACTCGCGAGAAGCATCTGTCGCTCGATCAACTTCACGGAGATCACTGGAGTTGGCACTGGCACGTCCCCGAGACTCTCGGCGAGTCTGCGGACCTGAACCAGACCGACATCCCCGGACTGTGCCTGACGGCGGTCTGCCAGTTGCTCGACGAGGGCAAGATCACGATCGCCGACGTGGATGGTGCATACACCCGATCGAAGGAGCGTGCATCTTCAAAGTTGTGAACCCGGAACTCCTGAGACTTGCCACCGTGGCGACAGTCCAACTTCGACAGGTCACTCTCAAGAAGAAAGAGGTGCTGAAGTGAAACCATTCTGCGTCAGTTCAAATTGGATCGCCTACGCTCACGGCCCGGCAGCGGACGACCGCCAGCCGTCGGCAGTCGAACTCTGCGACTTGATCACGGAGCGAGACTATGTGCTGGTGCCCGGCGACCGGCTCGACCTCATCAGGGAGATCATCGACGTGGCAGGCCTCTACACGTCTGCCTACGGCGGCGACCGCGAGGAGAAGCTTCAGGCGGCACGGGCGAGGCAGTTGATTCAACGGGCGTGCAAGTACATCGAGGAGACAAGCAAATGACTCAGATCGACATCGGTCAGGTTGTAGCCACTCGCGGAGTGGCGGAGTGGGTCGAGGAAAAGCCGGTCGAGCGGCGGATTGGCGCGGGCCGGGCGTTGCAGCAGCACCAGTCTGGAGACTGGGGCAAGGTCTGCCAAGAGGACAAGGCGACAAACGACGAGGCATTGAGTGAGGGCAACCGTCTGCTCTCGTGCTACGAGATCGACGGTCGCGACGTGTGGGTGATTACCGAGTGGGATCGCAGCGTGACCACCATTCTTTTTCCGGAGGAATACTGATGACCATCAACAGCGTGATCGAGCGGCTGATCGCCGTCGTCACCCGCGACGGGCAGGAAGTCGAGTGGTTCGCGAGCGAGAAGGACGCGTCAGCGTTTGTGCAGCACGTCTACGGCCTGTCTCCCTACGATCTGATCGGCCACCCCAGCGTGGCGATCGGCGGGATCAGGGAGCCCCGCGCGGGTGATCTGGTCAAGACTCTGGAGGGGATCGCGATGCTGTGCGGAGACGGGCGGGCGACACTCAACGCCCGGACGTTCCGCGCGGGGGCGCGAGTCTCGTGTTCAGGAGGCCCGGACGTGCCCGTAGACGTCGATCGGCTGCGGCTGGTGGGTCTGGAGAGGGTCCAAGTCTGGCGGTGGGCAGACGGCTACCCAGCGGCTCACAACGACGGCTACTACGGCGTCACGGTGCCCGTCTGGGAGGAGGCAAAAACATGAACCGGATCATCGAGACCTTGCTCCTGATCCGGCTGGGGCAGGAACTGGGGACGGACAGCCCGCTTGCCCGAGCCGTTGCAGAAGTGCTGGAGTTGGCCGTAAAACAGGGCTTTTTCTGAACTGTGTCATAGCACTTGCAATTCGCCTAGGTTGCCCTATAATGCAGGGGTCGAGACGAGACACCACGAACCACGAGGAGATCACCAGTGAACGCCACCGCCACCAACTACACCGTCGATCAGGCCTTCGCCGCCCTTGACGCTCTCAAGGCAATCAAGCCCAAGCACGATGCCATCTCGTCCGAGAGGGGCGGGTTTGTGTTCTGCCCGGACGCTCAAGTGTCTGCCGCTTATGTTGCCGCTGGCAAGCGGCTCTTCGAGGTCGCCAACTACTTCTACGCCACTTTGACCGGCTTCAAGACTCTCAACGATTGCCTCGACGCTCAGGGGCACGGCTACCGTCCGACCTTCAACGAGGACGGCGGCAAGGATCGCGAGACGGTGTTTCTCGCCGAGGTCTACGATCTCATCGCTGAGGCTCGTGGGCTGGCTCTCCGGGCCTACCGTCCGCAGCAGGCCAAGCCGGAGCCCAAGCCCGCCCTGACGCTCCAGTCGCTCAAGGCGAACCTCAAGCACCTCCGAGACGAGGCCCATCGCGACACCAAGTCGATCGACGCACGGTTCTTCCGTTCGAGCGGCACCGAGGTTCGATTCGGCGGCGATGCCGACGTCGACTACTGCTTCGTTGGAGAGTGGAATGGCACTCTCAAGCAACTCAAGAGTCTGGCCGAGGACTGCCGGAGCCGGGGCGGCAAGGTCGTGAGCCTCAGCGGGCACTGGAAGTGCGGCGACAACCTCGAAGACATCTTCGACCCGACCGACTGCGAGTGGGAAGTCAACCTGACCCCGGACGAGATTCTGAACATCGGCAGGCGGTCTGCGTCATAGCACTTGCCAATCTGCCTACATCCGCTGTGACCAAGACCTCTCGTCATGGATCGATTCCTGAGCATTGCCCATCACCACCAACCCGAGGAGACGACCAGTGAACATCATCACCCCCGAGATCGAGACCGAAGCCGCCCTTTACGCTGAGGGCACGAAGTACACCAAGGCGGACATCATCGCTGAGTATCGCGCGCACGTCCGACGCGCCGCCGAGGACGGCGTCGAGCATCTCGACATTCAGCGGTTCTGCGAGGGCGTGCTGTGTATCGGTCAGCGTGAGTATCAGATCGCGTTCGTGAAGGCGGACGGATCGTTCGACGTGGTTCAGACGCTTCTGGCTGGCAACGACGAGGAGGCAAACGACTACGCCTCGCACGCCTACGCCGGTCGCGAGTGGTTCGTGTTGGACGAGAACGGCAACAACATCAACGGAGGTGACCAGTGAACACCAGCGAAACCAACGACGACATCGCGTGGCGGCTCCTGCGGGAGGCCCGCTACGCCAAGCCGAGCCGGAAGGTCGAGGCGTGCCACCGGGCGGCGGCTTGGCTCGACGAGGGGCCGTGCGACGACGCCGGGCTCCTCGACGAGATGCACAAGGAACTGGCGGAGATCGAGTCAGCAATTCCAGAGTGGCAAAGGAGGTGACCCATGCACCCCAACATCGAAGCCGCCGTGCGGTGGTCGATCGACGAGTTCGATCGCCGCACGCGGCTGCTCGAAGAAAACTCGCCCGAGGCGAGAGTTGACTGGATCAACCCGGACTATCGAGTCTCGTGGACCGACGTCTGTGCAAGGTTCTTCGACGACCCGCCCGTGCGGGACTTCGCTGGACTGCGGATCGATTACGACACGGCATTCAAACAGGAACTCAAGAGGAGGAACAGCAAGTGAACACCATCTACACCCCTGAAGCACTTGAGCGAAGCGTTGCTAAGGGCAAGTACAAGACTTGCCTCTTGCGAGACTTCGGCAAGACCGACACCGACGACGCGTTTGTCTTCGTCTTTCCGTCGCCAGACTTGATCAACGCCGAGAACGGCGACGGCAACTTCCTCGAAGTCTGGGACTACGCCCGCGACCTGTCGAGCGTCACCACGAGCCGTGGCGACATCGCAACCAACCCCGAGACCGTCATCTACTACACGTGGGAGGACTGAGCATGAAAAAGTGGAACGTCCGTAGCTGGAAGACTCACGACCGCAGAACCCTTCGAGGGGCGGTGATCAAGCTCATGGTTCACCACGAGGTGATCGTGGCACAGATCAAGACCGATGCGTTGCGGTTTTTCTTCGAGAAGCACCCGGAGGACCGCGACGGGCTGACCGTCACGGCGTCGCCGCTGAAGGTGAGGGCAGGGACATGAGCAATGAATTCATCACGACTGATCACGCCTACGAAACGCTCGATCTGCTTCGGCGAAGCATCGAGGACTTGACGTCGATCCGGCGGATTCTCCGCCGGGCACGGCGTCAGGGCAAAGGCGTTCACCCCGGCAAGTGTCGAGACACGCTCTCGTCGTGCATTGCCGACCTGATCGAGTCTTGCGCTCACCTGTCGCAGGGCGACGACGCTGATCGGATTGCACTGAGCAAGGAACTGGCGACGCGGATCATCGAGGAGGACACCAAGTGAGCAACATGACGGGCGACGATCAGCAACTTCTGGACGATTGCGTCAACCACTTGCGAGGCACCATCCACATGAATGCGAAAGTCGCGCCGCGACTGCGGGTGCCGGTCAGCATCTGCGGCTCAGTACGCACTTGGATGCACAGGCATCTCGTCGGCGTGGGCTTGCTATGGGGCCACGCTGCCGAGACGAACGAATACGAAAGACTTGTTTCACTGGTCAAGGAAAGGGTCGAGCGATGAGCATAATTAGCGACAAGAACGGCAGGCCTGTCTACGTAAGGCGAAACAACAGGTATGTCGTCTACAGGATCGGCAAGTTCGGAAACTACGAGTGCGACGACGAGCGTACCTACGGCTCAGTTGAAGACGTTCGTGCCGACTACCCTGAAGCGGTCAAGCACGTAGACAAGAGAGCAACAAAGGCCAAGAAGCGACACCCAGACACGCACTACAGGCCTTCCGGCAAGGCGGCTCAATGTCTTGGAACACCCGGATCAACGCTGAGCAATGATCAATGGCTCAACTGCAAGGCGACAAGCGACATCTCGAAGGTGACTTGCAAGGAATGCCTGAAGCAAGTCCGCACACTCATCAACAGTAGGCTCGAATGACACTCCCCCTCTACCCCGGCGCGTCGCCGTGCGTCGGCTCAGGCTATTGCTGCAAGGTGCGGCCGTGCCCGTTCGGAAAGGGGACGCCGTGCGTGCATCTCAAGCCGGTCGACGGCCTGCGGTACACGTGCGGCATCGCTGAGGAGATCATGACAAAGCCGGGATGGGAACTGTCGCCAGCGTTCGGCGCGGGCTGCTCATCGACACTCTTCAACGCTGACCGGGCCCGGATAATTCGCTTGGCTCGCGCGACCGGTACGGATACGCTTTCCACAACCATAGAAGGGATAATCCAGTGAGAAAAAAACGCACAGTCGCCAAGCAAGTCAACGATCCGCTCAAGTACGTGAGGGAGTTTGCGCCCAGCCTCACGGTGGCGAGGGCGAGTCTCCTGCCGTTTGAAGACCTGATCGCCTCAGAGTCTGCCGGGCCACAAAACGGCGAATCCGATGAAGCCTACTTCGAGATCATGGTTGACACTCACGAGTACGGCCCGGACACGAGAGTCGCGGCTCACGTCACTGCCGAAGACGTGACCATGTCCGTCTACGAGGTTCTGCTCGATGAGGACGGCGAGCCGGAGAGCGAGTTCGAGATCGACACGTGGAAGTCTTCCCTCGAAGGCCTTTGGGAATGGCTGCGACAACTCCCCCGCCCCGCTCGATCGTACCGTCGGCGAACTCGTTGACATTGTTCCTATCTCACGCGATAATCCAGACAGAAGGAGAACCCTATGTCCAAACCACTTGTTACGCCTCCAGAGATTCGGCTCGTGCTGACTCGTGAGGCCGCGAAAATCATCGGCTGCTCCATGCGTCAAGTTCGCTCTCTCGCAGAGCGTGGCGTGATCAAGAGTTGGTCGCTAGGCCCGAAGTCTTCCGCGTATGACATCGAAGAGATCAAGAAGTACAAGACCGAGAAGGAAGCCGGTCGCAAGGCAGGCACCGTTCGAGGTGCCCGTCCGCAGGGGTACAAGCGAGATGTGATGCCTCACGAGCGGGCGGCGGCAGCGGCAGCGGCAAAGAAGAAATAGTGTCATAGCAAAAAGCCCTTGTTTTTCAGGGGCTTTCTGCCTGTTGACAATCGGCCTAGCTTGCCCTATACTAGGGGCTGAGAGATCGAGACACCGCGAACCAAAGGACGACGAACAATGAAGACCACCAACAGCAATCAGAAGAACCCAGCCAGCTACCTGCTCGCCGCCACCGTCGGCTGCGGCTTCAACTACCGCACCACGTCCAGCAAGCTCCACCGCGTCGGAAGCAACGGCGTCGGCGTTGTCGAAGTGCTGTACGACGCCGTCGCCGTCAGCAAGAACACCGGGCACGTGACGCCGCTGCTGTGCAGCACGAACCGTGCCGAGTGCAAGCGTGCGGTCGAAACGCACAAAGCTCGCCAATTGGTTCACAGTCTGGAAGCGACGCTTGAGACGTTCCGCAAGTGGCACGCGGACGGAGACACGACCGACGCGGAACACGCGGACGCAGTGCGGACGACGGTTCGGCGGATCGCTGACGCCAAGGCGAGGCTCGACAAGCTGAACGGCTGATTTGTACGGATACCACCACCCTCAACCAAAGGACAACGAGCAATGGCAACGATCAGCAACTCCGACGGCTCCTGCAAGGTCCGCTCCTGCTTCGTGGACGGCAAGTGGGTGCCTTACGACGAGATCATCGCGAAGACGAGCGAGCGGGTCTTGGGCCTGCTCTCCGACGGCCCTAAGACTCGCCGCTACCTAGGCAAGGCAATCGGCAGCAAGGCAGTGTTTATCGACGCTGCCCTCCGCAGCCTCTCGCGGTCAGGCCGCGCGGTGGCTTCGATCGGCCCAGTCCTGAACTGCCGTCGCGGACGGGTCTGGACGATCCTCGACTGATTTGTACGGATACAACCACCCCTAGCCAAAGGACGACGAACAGATGAAGCGACTCTGGACAGGCAATACGGTTCGGCAAGAGGTGATCCGGTTTGCGTCGGTGCGGCGTGACTTCGCCCCCGGCGATGCCGTCGAAGCCGTGTGCGACGGCTGGGAGCGTTGCCCGGTCAACAGCATCAATCATCAGATAGGCCTTTACGTCCGCGACCTGTCGGACTGTGCTTGGAAGCGGCTGGTTCGGGACGTTAAAAAAGCGCGACGCGGCTGATTGTCCGGATACCACCCAATTGACAATCCGCCTAGGTTGTCCTATACTTCACCCAGACGAGAACGACACCAACCGCAAAGGAGCCGACACAATGACCAACATTCGCACCGACGTCCACGCCCCCTCTTCCGCCGCCTTCGATCCGAGCCTCTACGATTGCTACGGCTGCTGGGACGGTAGCCCTGAATTTGTTTGCGTCGGCTTCGATCCGCTCCAAGAGTATCGCGAGCAAATCAAGTCTCTCGTCGCCCGTGGCTACACGTGCGGCAGGGGCTGCAAGGCAGTCTGCGGCCACTGCGGCGCGAACATCCGCTACTTCGCCCTGCTCGTCCGCGACGACGTCAAGCAGTTCATCCACGTCGGCGAGCAGTGCCTCGACAACCGCTTTCAGGTCGAGACTGCTGCCGAGTTTCAGAATCTCCGCAAGTCCGCGAAGCTGAACCGCGAGCGGGCTACCCGCGACGAGCGGATCGAGTCCCTCCGCCAGAACCCGGCGATCGCCCGTCTCCTCGACGGCGGAAGGGACGTCGAGGCCAGCGAGTTCCTCTACGACGTCCGGAGCAAGGCTCTCGAATACGGGCGTCTCAGCGACGGCCAGATCGCAGCCGTGGAGCGGGCCTTCGCGCAGATTGCCCGCCGGGAGCAGTGGGCGGCGGAGCGGCGTGCGGAAGCTCTCCGTCTGGCTGAGGCTGGCGTCAAGGCACCGGAGGGGCGTGTCGAGGTGACTGGCGTGGTGCTGTCGGCCAAGGAACACCAGAGCCAGTTCGGCACCGCGATCAAGATCGTGGTCAAGTCGGACGACGGCTGGAAGGTCTGGACGACCGCCCCGGCGTCGCTGTTGATCAACGTCGATGCCGCAGCCGTGAAGTCTGCCACGACGGTCATCGATGAGGTCCGCGAGGCTCTCGTCGGCAAGCGGATCAAGTTCGTGGCCGCTCTCACTCGAAGCCCTAGCGACGCCGCCTTCGCCTTCGGCAAGCGGCCCACGAAGGCCTCGTTCGTCGCGGCTTGACCAAATTGTCCGGACTCGTTTACCATCCCACCCCCAACGAAGGAGAGGTCACCGATGAGCTTCACAGCATTCCACTGCACGTGCCAGAAGTGCCGCAAGCGGTTCTGGGCTTACCCCAACCGCAAGGGTTCGAGCGGCACCTATCCAAAGTTCTGCTCGCGTGCCTGCTACACGGCAGACGTCAAGCAGACGGCGGAGTGCAACCGTCTCAGGCGAGAGCGGAAAGAGCAGTCGACCGTTCGCGTCCCGGCAGCGTTCTTCGCGGATCACGAGTCGCGAGACTGCGAGCCGTACTGCGAGCCGGTCAAGCGTGCCGGTCGCTATGTCTGGCTCAAGCTCGACGACCCCGGCCTCGAAGAGTTGCTCAGCGATGCCCGTCACTACGCCGACCCGACGTGGACTCTCGACCCGTGCTACTTCGGCCTCAAGCGGTCCGCAGTGGCGACGGTCAAGGCGATCGAGGCGGCTCAGGTCAGCAAGTAACACCACCAACAGCAAAGGGGCTACCAGTGAACAGCTACGCAATCATCAACGACACAGCGGTCCTCGATCAGGCTCTGAGCCTGTGCCGGGGCAGCTACCAGCGTGACATCCTCTTGGGTCGCGAGTCTCTGTCTGGCTCGACGCTCAGGGGCAAGGCCAAGAGTTACGGCGGCAAGTACAAGGCGTCTGCCGCCTCGATCCTGCGGAAGTGCCAGCAGGCCGGTCTCGCGGTTCGCGAGGAGGCTGGACTGCGGGGCAAGCGGCTCGTGGTCGTCGGTTAGTACGGACTCATTCACCCCCAACACCGAAGGAGCTACCAGTGAACATCGTCCTAGACGCCGACACGAGCGACTGCCCCGGAGCGATTTGCAAAGTGCTGGACTCGACCGAGTCTCGCTCGATCCTTGTGCAGCAAGACACCGACGCGCCGGGCGTGGCTTCGGCTTTCGGATGGTCGCCCCGGTACGTGAGTTCGATCGCTGGGTGCAAGCACCTGACGACTGACGGCACGATCGACTGCCAAGAGTGCGGAGCGAAGGCGATCCAGTTCATCGAGTCTGCGGTGGAGTTCTTGAACGACAACGACGGGGCCGTCGCGGACGATCCCGGCTACTTCTGAAAGGTAGGTGAGCAGTGGAGACGATCGACATCGGCAACGCGACGATCCTGCTCGATGCCGTGGACACTGACCGCGATGGGCGGACTGTCTACGGCTACTCGATCCGGATCGATGGAGTCGAGCCGACGCATCAGGCTCGCGACTTGAGGAGCGGCTGTCAGGGCGGCACGGAGCGAGAGGGACTTGCGAGTCTCCTGTCGTTCCTGTCGGCAGCAGCAGAGTCTCGGCAGTACCGGGAGCGGACCGGACGAGAGGGCGACAACGAAGCATTTTTCCCGGCGGAAATCGTTGACTGGGCGTGCCAGTACAGCGAAGCGATTGCGGTGGCATCACTCGAACTTGAAGGAGGTGACCAGTGTTGAATGTGCGAGTCGAACATACGGATACATTTGCCGGAGAGGCCAACTACTCATGGGTGAATCGCCACGAGTTCGAGGCTCTCGACAACGCAAGCCGCAGAACACTTGTTCGGCGTGCGAAGGCGGAGTGCGGACTGACGAACGTCCCCTGTGACGTGACTGAATGGGGGGACGATATCACGATCCAGCCTCGTGGGCTGTGTCAAATCGTCTTCATCACTTGCGAGACGAAGGCGGAGGAAGACCAGTGAGCAAAAACCTGATCCATGTGATTCACCCCTATTGGGATCACGGCAGTCTCATGTTCGACGACCCGAGTGTTGGCCTTGAGAAGGAGCCGTTCGTTGCCGGTGCTGACATCGCCTTGTCGATGTTGGCATCGGCAGTGAAGGGATGCAAGAAGGAGTTCACGCTTCTCTTCTCGCATCTCGCGTTTCCCGGTCACCAGTTGAAGGCGACTCGCGGCAAGGCGGAGGCCGGGGGCTACTGGTATCACTGGGAGGCGTTGGGGGTCGATGGGTGGCTGTGCCCGGCGTTGTTCAAGTATTTCAAGACTGCACCGAAGGCGATCTACGTGCAGATCAAACCGCGACACAAGGGAGCGAAGTAGTGAAACTCATCAGGGAAGACACGTATCGTGTGAGTCCACGAGTGTTGATCACTCGTGGCGATCGATTCACGGCCACGGGAGGGCCGTATTGGAAAACGAGCGACGGCAGCAAGCTGCCGCTCAAGAGTTATGGACCGTACACGTTCCACTCTCACGTGAGGCGTGGTGCGGTTGAGTGGATCGAGTGTCTCGACAAGGACGGAGCGTTCGCCGTGCTGCACATCGCAGGACGCCGGAAGCGGATCGACGGTTCTCTCGTGGCAAGGCCGTATAAAATCGGTGCCAAAAAAAGAGCTTGACCTTACGGCCTAGGTAGGTATGATTCGTCAACTGGTTTCAATCACGTTTGAATAAGGAGCAGACACATGACCCTGATTCTTCATTGCGGTGCAACGAGTGCCAGCCGGGAAGAGGTAGACGCCGTCGTCACCCCGGAAGGTACGGATACATGGACTCCGATCCGTCACGGCGAGATTGCCGATGCCGTCGAGCAATCGCTCATCGGCACGGGACTCTCTCCGAAGTCGGCGGACTACGGGCTGACAAAGGACGGTGCGAGGCTTTTTGGGCTGTACACCCTCGCGGGTGAGCATCCCGACTACGCCCTGACGGTTGGATTCAGAAACTCGCACGACAAGAGTTTCGCGGCGAGTGTGTGCTGTGGTTCGAGAGTGTTCGTGTGCGACAACCTCTGCTTCAGCGGAGAGGTGACGATCTCGTCGAAGCACACGAAGCATCTGCGGTCTCGCTTGACTCGGATCGTGTCCGAGGCTGTCGAGAAGCTGACAGTCAAGCGTCAGCTTGTCGAGCGTCGGATCGCTCTCTACAAGGAGACGGAGGTCTCGTCTCAGGCTCACCTCCACGACCTTGTTCTCAGGTCGTTCCGGGCCGATGCGATCCCCGCGCAGGCGATCTCGAAGGTCATCGCTGAGTTCGAGGCTCCGCGTCACCCTGAGTTCCGCGACTGGACCCTCTGGAGCTTGTCCAACGCCTTCACCGAGGTGCTGAAGGGCTACGGTGAGATCGAGCGTCGGACCATCCGGCTCAACGGCGTCCTCGACACTGAGATCGGCGACAAGCTCCTCGCGGTTTAGTATGGAAGTGTTCACCCGGCGGGCGGCACTTCGCCCCCGCCGGGCACCATCACGGAGGGACAATCATGGCTCGACGAGACCCCAAATTGACCTACCAGAATTTCGGCAAGTTCCGCCATACGTGGATTCACGAGGCGGACCGGATTTTCAGCGAATGCGACGAGTTCGTCGCTCAGCCGCCGTCCGTCAGTCCGCAGTCTGCTCGCCACTGGAGACGTGCTGCAAAGCTCTACGAGCGGTCCGCAGACTTCTACAGGCGTGCCGGGCTGGGCATCAAAGCGATCGAGAGTTGGAAGTCGGCCGAGAGGTGCTACGCAGCACTCGACATGACCGACGATCAGGAGCGTTGCAGGCTCAAGAGTGTTTCTATCCCTGTTTACTACGAGGAGGATTGAAGACATGGAAGTTGGACAGGTGGTCTACACGGCGACTGTGTTCCCCGGCGACAAGCCTTGGGTGCATTTCGCCACAAGAACGATCTCGGCAGTGCTGCCGACAGGCTATGTCGTCGATGCAAAGGGGCACCCGACGGTGGTCATGAAGGCAGACGACTTGCACGCGACTCAGGCTGATGCGGCTGCTCGTGCCGTCGACAGGCTCAGGGGCGAAATGGCGAAGATTATCGAAACCTATCTCAAGCAGATTCAGGCCGTCGAGAAAAATGGCTTGCAGGACTCAGGTCTGCCGGTATAGTCTCGGATCACTAACCAAAGTACGGATACACAGACATGGCTCCAAGGATGGAGCCGTGGCCTCACCAAGGGGCTGCGGCGGCGTGGCTCTCTGCACGCAAATACGGTTTTCTGAATCACGAAATGGGCTGCGGCAAGACGCTTGTAGCCATTTTGGCGACGGCAGGATGCCGAAACACGCTCGTGGTCTGCCCGATTGCAGTCGGACCAGCATGGATTGCACAGGTCGCATCATCGGGCGACTCTCGCCGGGTCTGCCTAGCCGTCGAAGGATCGGCGGCTAGGCGGGCCGAGCGTATCAAAGAGGCTCTTTCTGGCGACGAGCCTACGATCGTAGTCATCAACTACGATTCCGTATGGAGGACTGAGATCGCGAAAGTGATCGCAGGGACTCAGTGGGACGCGATCGTTCTCGACGAGTCCCACCGGATAAAGAGTCACACCGGCAAGGCCTCGAAGTTTCTGTGCAAGCTGGCAGAGCGTCAGCCGCAAGCCAAGCGGCTCTGCCTGTCCGGTACTCCGACGCCGAAAGACCCGCTCGACTGGTACGCACAACTCAAGTTTCTTGATCCTGAGATTCTTGGCTGTTCGTATCCGGCCTTTCGCAACAGGATCGCCAACACGCACCCGAAATACCCCGGTTGGGTCGTCAACTTCAAGAAGGAGGGTCTCGACGCCCTTCGCGAGCGGATCGACCAGCACGTGCATCGAGTCCAGAGCGGCGACGTTCTCGATCTGCCCGAGGCGATCCACACGGTGATCGAGGTCGAGATCACTGGCAAGACTCGCCAGTTCTACGACTCCCTTGAGAACGACATGGTCGCGTTCCTCGACGGCGAGCCGGTTACGGCGGCGAATCAGCTTGTCGTGGTAAGCAGGCTTCGCACAGCGGCAGGCGGCTACAGTCGCATCGACGGCGGCAGCGAGTTTCAGTTGATCGACGGGACTCCTGCCAAGTCTTCGACGTTCGCAGACTGGCTGGAGGACTTCCCGCAACGCACGCCTCTCGTGGTTTTCTGCTCGTTCGTCCGCGACATCGAAGAGGTCGTCTCCCAGTGTCGCAAGGCAGGCAGGAGCGTGTCTCAGCTTCGAGGCGGTACGAACCAACTCGCGGCGTGGCAGGTCGGTGAGACAGACGTGATCGTGATCCAGCAGCAGTCTGGCGGCGCGGGGATCGACTGCACCCGCGCGAGTCACTGCGTGTACTACTCCTGCGGACACAGCTTGGGCGACTTCGACCAAAGCCTTGCGAGGCTCCGCAGGCCGGGCCAGAAGCACACGTGCCGCTACTACCACTTTGTAGTCAGGAACACGGTCGAGGAGACGATCTACGAGGCACTGCAAAACAAGAGAGACGTGGTTGAGGAAGTTTTATCAAGGCTTACACGGAGGGTTGGCAAATGAGTAATAGTCTGGAAGTGATTTCCGACATGAGCAACGACGCGTATCACGGGCGAAAGTCGCACGTGAGTCGTTCGCAGGCGAGTCGGTATCGAGGCGTTCGCGGCGGAAGGGCGCAGCGTTACGAGGAGGTGAAGGGCGGCAAGCTCTTCGAGGGCAACGCTGGCACGTCGTTCGGGACGCTCGTGGACGTGGCCTTCGAGGCTGAGGCGAGGGGTCTCGACTGGAGGAGCCGTTGTGCGGTCGCGCCGCCGGAGGTGCTGACATCGAACGGACAGAGGCGTGGCAATGCGTTCACGGCTTGGAAGGAAAGCCTTCCGGCCGGTGCGATCGAGTGCAGCGTGGCCGACTTCGTCAAGGTGGCCGACATCATCGAGTCGCTTCGTGAACACAAGATCGCGAATCAACTCTTGGAGTCGATCAAGCACACGCAATACAGCGTGTTCTGGACTGACGAAGACGGGCATGATCGCAAGGCACGCCCGGACGGACTCAACGACGACGAGTGGTTCGATCTCAAGACGACGAGCAGCGAGTTCAGCAAGCTCAAGTATTCGTTCCGCGAGTTTGCCTATAACTGGCAAGCGGCTTGGTACACCGACGCGGCGATCGCCGCAGGCTGGAAGCCGTTCAGGTTCCGCTTCATCGTTGTGCAGACCTTCGCGCCTTATGACGTGGCTGTGTTCAGCCTCGAAGACGAGGCGATCGAGAACGCACGCCACGAGATCAAGAAGACTCTGGCGGACATCAAGTATCGCCGAGAGTCGGGCATCTACGTGCCTGACCAGTATCACGCGGAACAAGTGTTGCAGTTGGGTTGATATCGAGTCGGACAGTCCGACTCGACTGGTTCGGTAGGCTTAGGAGGATGATCACCATGGCAAATGCCATTGCGACGGTTGGTTCATTCGGTCTCTCGGTGAATGGCGGCGATTTCCGCCGCAGCGAGCAGACCTTCGTGAAGATTCCGGGGGGAGGTGTGACCAAGTGGAGTTGGTCGACCATCCTCGGAGATCAGGTTGAGAGCGAGATCACGGGTGTGATCGTCGCTCTGAGCGAGGTGCAGCACGACCTGTGGCCGCATCAGGGCACGGCTGCTGAGAAGTCGAGCCCGTACATGCGGAGCCTCGACGGCAAGACGGCGACGATCGTCGGCGACGATGCCGGTGATCTCGACGTCAAGGAGATCGAGGCTGCGAGGATCGCGGGTACGGATACCTACGATTGCTCGAAGATCAGCTACTTCCTCTGGGAGAAGCAGGGTGATCGCAACATCCCGCCGCGTGCCAACGCGACGAGCGTGATCGGCATCCTGCGTCCGGGCGAGTCGGCCCCCCTGTTCATTCGGCTCTCGAAGACGAGCAGTCCGAAGGTGCAGGAATTCGCCCGCAAGCTGCGTGGTCAGGGCGTGCAGCCCTACCAGTGCGTGGTCTCGCTGGGTCTGGAGAAGGTGACGGGCGGCAAGGCGAACTACAGCCGTGTCGTGCCGAAATTCGTGTCTCCTGCCCCGGCCGAGATGGTCGAGGCGTTCCGGGCCTACTTCGTCGAAGTCTCGCCGAAGCTGCGTGGCTCGCTGGAGAAGTACGTGGGCAAGGCCTCGACCGACGCGGTGCCTTTCTAGTCGATAGTACGGACTCGTGTTCTTTCGCCCGGCCGGATCGGGGCTGTCCCATCCGGCCGGGCATTTCTCACCATTTTTCATTAATCCAAGGAGGGTTTCGTGGAATACCGCGCACAGGAAGTGTTTCAGGCGGCGGCGGCAGTCGCTCGCAAGGGTTGGAAGGTCGTCAGGCTGTTCGGAGTTCGAGACAACGCGACTTGCACTTGCCACAAGGGGAAAGACTGCGGCACGCCCGGAAAGCATCCGGCTGGTGGTGCAGACTGGCCCGCTCGTGCAACTGACGACGAGGACGAGATCAGCGACTGGTTTCACTACGGCGATGACAACGAGAATATGCGTGTCAACGTCGGAGTGAGACTTGGCAAGGCCAGCGGCATTGTGGACGTCGAGATCGACGGCCCGGAGGCTGAGGAGACTCTCAAGAAATACGGACTCGACGCGATCGAGACTCCGACATACCGGGCATCGCGAGGGTGTCACCGGATTTTCAGGTACGAGGACGATCTTCCTGACGTTGGCGTGGTGAAGGTCGACCAGCTTGAGGTGAGACTTGGCGGTGGCGGCAAGGCCGCGCAGAGTGTCATGCCGTCGTCGTGGCACCGCACTGGAATCCAGTATCTCTGGCTCCCCGGCCTGTCTCCGGAAGAGGTCGAGCCAGCACCGCTTCCGGCAGAGTTTAAGGCGGCTGTTAAGGCGAACTCGAAGAAAGGCGGCTCCGGATCGATTGTTCAGGCTATCGACGTCGTCCGAGACGATCGTCAGGTCACTGCGGGTGGACGTCACGGGTTCCTAGTCGGCTACGCCTCGCGTCTGGCTCGCACGATCAAGGACTTCACCGACGCCGACCGGCGGGAACTGACCAACATCCTCTCAGCCTGCAACCAGCGTTTCTGCTCGCCTGCGAAGACGGAGGACGAGGTCGAGCGGATTGCCGGTGACCAGTTCAATCACTACCGGGATCGTGCCGCAGAGAGGCGTGCCGGGAGACTGTTCGAGCGTTACGGTCTGCGGTGGGACGCCGAGACTCGCGAGTACGAGGCTGGAGAATGGAAGGTCACTGTCGTTCACTCTGACCCGATCGAGTATCGGCTTCGGTTCCCGTTCGAGGGGCGGACGATCTCGGCCTCTCTCGACGCTCGCCAGTTTCCAGAGTCGAAGGACGTCGCTGCGGCTGTTCTGGCGGCTTCTGGCAAGATCAACCTCAGAGACCCCCACAACTCACGCTGGCATGAAATCTGGGTTGGGTACACCATCCAGAACGACGACGGAGACAGGGACGTGAGGGGACTCATGTCGAAGCTCCTCGAAGAGGCTGACGAAGAATGGCCGTCGGTGGACGCTTGCTCGTGGAGCCAGCACGCCGCCTTCCTGATTGCCTATCTGAGGCCTTTCTCGCGGTCTGACGACGACGAGGAAGTCCTCCCCTGCCCCGATGGCACCCCAAAGTGGATCAAGTCTGAGGATGGCACGTGGAGCCTTTATTTTAAATGGAACGAGTTGTGTGCCGCCGCGTGGCGATCTGCAAAGGCTGGCATCCCCACGCTCAAGGAGAAGACGAAGCTCAAGCGGCACATTCTTCACGAGGCTGGCCTCGAAGACTTTATTGACAAGAAGTTCACCGTGAATGCGAAGCCCGGTCGCTGGATCGTCTGGACTGATCAGCACATGGCCGCGCTCGATCGGCTGACCGGCGCGTAGGAATGTGCGATCTCCTATAGGGCAGTTTTTTTTTACAACTCCTGTCAGACCAGATTCCTACATTCCTAAAAAAAGCTGAAACCGAAAGTCTTGTAAACAAAGAATTTAAGTTGCCCTATAGAGGGAATCTACTAAAAGCTCGCTCAGGTTCATCAGATTCCAAAAACAAGGAGATAGGCAATATGCGGAGGGTAGAGAGGCATCTGGGCGGTCCCGGCACCGGAAAGACCCGTCTTATTCTCGATCGTTTGAGTGAGACTAAAGTCGAGTTCGGTCTGAGCGTCCACGAGATCGGGCTTTGCACGTTCACGCGGGCAGGGCGGCAGGAGCTTTCGGAGCGTGCGGCTGCTGAGTGGGGATGCGATCCTGAGACCCTGACCAAGCATGGCTGGTTCAGAACCGCGCACTCAATCGCTCACCGTCAGTGCGGCATCGAGGAGGGGCAGTTGCTCGAAGGCAGCGAGGGTGCTGAGTGGATCGGCAACGCTGTTGGAGGTAAGGTCGCCACCCGATTCGATCCTCGCAGCCGGGAGGTCAGCTTCGTCTCCGGTGACGGCGACGACGGCCTGACGCTGGGCCTGAAGGCATGGGACTTGGCGAGAGCCAACATGACCAGCCTGAAGAGCGTTCTGAGGCGGTGGGCGGTCGCTGGAGAGCGGGTGCCTGACGAGTCAGGTGTCCGCCGCTATGTCGAGCGGTACGAGCAGGCAAAGCGGCGGGAGGGCCGCGCGGACTACACGGACATCATTGCGAGGTTTGCCGGGATCAGGTTCGCGATCGATGGGCCGCAGGAGGTCGATCCCGAGGGGGAAGTGCCTGCCAGCATCCGTGCCTTGGCGATCGACGAGGCTCAGGACTCGTCTGTTCTGGTCGATCGAGTCTGTCGGAGGATGGCCGAGAGTCCGTTCGTCGAGCGAGTGTTCCTGAGCGGGGACGCTTACCAGAGTATCTACAGCTTCAACGGCAGCGACTACCGGCTCTTCCTGAACTGGGATGCCGAAGAGTTCGTGATGCCTAGAAGCTACCGATGCCCGCCGGTCGTGATGGAACTGGGAGAACGCTGCATTCGCAGAATGCGTCACGGCTACCGGGATCGCCACATTCAGCCAGCGTCACATTCCGGCCACGTCCGAAGGGCTGGCTCACCTGAGCAAGCGATCGCTGCTATCAAGCCTGACGAGTCTGTCCTAATCCTTGGAAGGTGCGGTTTCGCCCTTCACGAGTACGAGGACATCCTCCGCAGCCGGGGCATCCCGTACACGTGGATCGATCGCGTCGGAAGTGCGGTCGAAATGTCTGGATACGGCTGCTTGTGGGCGTTGCAGCACGGCAAGGTCGTCCACCACGACGACTGGGCGAACGCTATTTCGATGATTCAGGTCGCCGACAAGGACGTCGGTCAGTTGCTGATTCGAGGCGAGAAGCAGGCATGGAAGAAAGGCCTTCGCTCTCAGGTCGATATCATCCGACCGGTCGATGAAGATTTCGCACTCGCGGGAGCCACCGAGACGTTTGCTCAGATCGTCCGCGAGGGACGGTGGCCTGCCTTCCTCGACAAGTCTCACTCTCAGAAGGCAGAGAGGTGGGTCGAAGCGGCGAAGAAGTTCGGACCCGAGACAGCCTGCAACCCGAAAGTCAGACTCTCGACGATCCACGGCGCGAAAGGGTGCGAAGGCGACACGGTGATCCTGTCGACAGTCTCAAGCCCTGCGGTGGAGCGTGGGCGGCAGGCTATCGACGAGCTTCACGACGAAGAGTGTCGCGTGAACTACGTGGCTGTGACACGTGCCCGGAGAGACTTGTGGATCGTGAATGACGGAGACAGGTACGCGATGGAAATTCCAGCATGAATTTTCTTTTCGACACGTCGCCGATCGAGGACAACGACGGCAAGAAAAAAAAGAAGTCTCGCCGCAAGGAGGAGCCTGTCGTGCAGGCTCTCGCCCCGGTGGTCGTCGAGGAGCTTCAGCCGATCACCGTCCTTGTCAGCATCGACGGGCACTACTCCTGCGACCGATGCGGACTGACGGTCCTCGACCTCCTCGACATTCGCAAAACCGAAGGCGGCACGAAGTGGCTCGTGTCCTGCGGCTGGTGGTGCCTGCACTCGTGGCTCGTCGATCCGATCCCCGGCCTGCTCGACAAGGAAGATCGCAAACAGGCTGCGGACGTCTTCAGGATGCGTGGCGGACGCTTCGACGGCAAGAGCTTCGACGAAATCGCTGCTGCTGACGCTCGCTGGTACATCGAGTCACTCGTGACGGTATCGAAGAGAACAGCCGTCTCGGACGCCGCGAAAAAATGGCTTGACACTCATTGATTTGTACGGATACTCACCCACGCACTGCATTTCAAAGGAGTGAAAATGCCCAAGCCTCTGCCCGGCGTCGTTGACGCGTTGAACGCTGGCCTCCGGAATCACTGGACTCAGATTCTGCTCTACGAGTCGCAGGCCGCTCACCTCGCCCGCTGGGGTTACAAGAAGCTTGGCGTCGAGTTTCTTGCCTACGCCGAAGAGGAACGCGAACACGCTCGCAAGGTCATCCAGCGTCTTGAGTTCTTCGACGCTCAGCCCGGATACGAGTTCGAGCAGCCGATCTGGCCTCGTCACGATTTCGAGGGCATCCTCGAAGTGAACTACACGCTAGACCAGACCGCCGCAAACGCCGAAAGGTCTGGATACCTTCTCTGCGTTGAACTTGGTGACGCTGATACCGCGACGATCTTCGCCGATCTCTTGAGGGGCAGCGAGAACGGCATGGCCGAGATCGAGGCCGCTCGCCTCGTGATCGATCAGATCGGTCTCGACAACTATCTGGCGAACCAGACGTGATCATCATGGCATCGCAGAAGATCATCCAAAGCGACTGCCTAGACGGGCTTCGGACTCTTGCCGACGGCAGCATCCATTGCTGCGTCACGTCGCCGCCCTACTGGGGCTTGCGTGACTACGGGCACGAAGGGCAGATCGGACTTGAGGGCACGCCTGACGCCTACGTTGCTCGCATGGTAGAGGTGTTCCGCGAGGTGCGGCGAGTACTGCGTGACGATGGGACTTGCTGGGTGAATTTGGGCGACTCTTACGCCGCAGCACCGGCAGGCAAGTGTTCCAACCCGCACGCCAAAAGCGGCTTGGCTGGAGTCAAGACTCAAGGCGTCGCTCGAAAGCACAAAGAATCATGGAACTCAGCAAAGGCGTCTGGACTAAAACAGAAAGACCTCGTCGGCATCCCGTGGCGTGTCGCCTTCGCCTTGCAGGCTGACGGCTGGTGGTTGCGGCAGGACATCATCTGGCACAAGCCAAACCCGATGCCCGAGAGCGTGCGTGACCGATGCACCAAGGCACACGAGTACGTCTTTCTGCTGACGAAGAGCGGCCGATATTTCTATGACGCGGAGGCTGTGAGCGAGGAGTCTGTGACTGCTGCCGACGGTCGTGGATCAACAGAAGAGAGAAAGGCGTTGGGCCACCCCTCTCGATATGGAGACACTGCCGGTAAGGCCTCTCGTGGCGAGGGCTGGTCAATGCCGTCGCTCTCCCCAAAAGCGTCGGGCCGCAACCGCCGCTCTGTATGGAAGATCGCCACTAAGTCATACCGAGGCGCACACTTCGCCACGATGCCTCCTCAGCTTGCAGAAACGTGCCTGCGGGCTGGTACGAGCGAGGCTGGATGTTGCTCGCTGTGCGGCACGCCTCACGAGCGTGTCGTCGATCGCAAGCGAGTCGCGACTCGTCCCGGCACAGACACGAAAGTCACTGGCGACACGATGACTGACGGCAACCGCGACCCGGAGCGGCACGTCACCACGACCACAACGACAGGCTGGCGTCCGACGTGTAGCTGCAACGCTTCAGTGTCGCCATGCACTGTACTCGATCCGTTCGGCGGCTCAGGAACGACTCTGGCAGTTGCTGCCGAGCTTGGCCTGAACGGCATCGGCTTCGAGTTGAACGATGACTACATCGGACTCGCAGAAGAACGTATCGCCAAGTCGCGAGACAAGGCTCCGCTATTCATCGGACCACCATGTCCGAAAGGTGCTGCGTTCATCGGCACCAGTGGTCGCCAAGCCGGGGGTGGCGTGTAACCAAGGCAGTCGAGGCTTGTGTTTAACCTCAAGGTATCTTTCCGCGAGTGACTCGACCGTCTGCCTCACGTTACGAGGCCCAATACACATGATGGACGAACTAGCAGAACTCAACCCTGACGCCCTGCTCGCCGACGGCCTAGAAAAGGCTTTCGTTGGCTACACCGTCAATCACCACCACGCTCACGTCGCCGTCTATGACGTGCAGAAGTGCATCGACATCCTCGTCGAGCGTGACGGCATGACTCACGAGGGGGCGGAAGAATTCTTGTCGTTTAACACGCTATCGGCATTCGTTGGTCCGAATGGGCCGATTTACGTGAGGTTCACGCAGTAGGAAAACGCTATGCAGAGGCGACTGATCTCACTGAGCGACGATCAAAAAAGTGCCCTGCACCTTGCCATTATGGTTTTGCAGTTCTTGGCAAGGAGGCCCGATGCGATTGGCAGGCTGATGACGGCTATTGGCGGATTTATTTTTGAAGAGTGGCTTGAGTCGCAGGCGCAAGAGGAAAAGCTTTCCTATCAAGATATGTCTCACTTGCATCTTCCCTATGACTTCATCATCAACGGCCATCGAGTCCAAGCCAAGAGCAGTGGGAGCGTTAGTGGCTCCGTCGACGTGAGGCCTACTCGACCCGTAGTAGGATCGAATTGTCGAAGATATAAGCAGGAGAGCTTCGACGTTTTGGCGGTCCACTTGGCCGCATACGACGAGAAGTATTTTATTCCTGTCGAGGGCTTTAAATGTGAAGAGTTCGACGGAATGGTGAAGGGTTCTTTTGTGCGGGAGCGGTGCTTTCAGTGGAAGGACGCATGGCATGTGATAAACGGAGCGAGCGGGCCGCACGTAATCCAGAAGACGTTGTTTTAGAAGCGGCACGCAACGGAAAAGAAGCCTCATGTCCGTAAAATCACTCGCCCGAAAACACGTCACCTACAGCGACCTCCTCGCCGACGGCGAAAACCCGTTTTCGTCGAACAAAGTCACCGGCCACTCTCTGAACGTCCCGATCATCGGCACATGCACGCCGTCGATTGTCTGTGCTGAGACGTGCTACTTCGCCAAAGGCCCATCCACGTGGACGGCATCTCTCAAGAAGCAGCACCGGCTGCTCAACTCGATCAAGGCCTCGCCGACGCACATGGCTGTGATCATCGCCGACTGGGTTCGCCGCCTGAAGCTCGACTACGTTCGTTGGAACGGTGGCGGAGACTTGTTCGCTGAGAGCGTCGACTGCATCAACCGGGCCGCGCCCATGATGCCTGAAGTCCCGCAGTGGGTCGTGAGCAGGAAGCCCAAGCTGGCAGCGGCGATCGAGCCTGCCTCGAACGTCTACGTGCATTTCTCGGTAGATAAGACGTCGTGGGATCGGCTCGAAGAGATGCAGAGCCTTGCTCCGGCCGGTCTGCAATGGTTCTGGAGTTACCAGTGCGACAAGGGCGAGACTCCGCCTGACCCGATGGTCGCGCCGGTGATCTTCCGCGACGGCTACGATCCCAAGGGCGGGGAATTGTACGGAAACGATTGCCCTTTGAATGCAAACGAAGATATCGCAGGCGTCTGCGGCAAATGCCAGCGTTGCTTTAACGGCTGGGCGATCGAGATCGCAAAAGAATGTCTCCCATATCTCCGAGAGCGGCAGGAGAAGTAGGACGTCTTCTGGCCTCGGCCGAGATGCTGATCAATGGCATTTCTCCGTCGAGGCCAGAGGACGATCACGGGTTCGACATCGTCTCTGTGTATGGATCAAAGCTATGCCGCGTTCAAGTCAAGACTGTCTACATCCAGAAGCCGAGGCCTGTCACCCTGTCAGAGACGTTTCCAGTTCGTCGTCGAGCAGGGTGCAGGCGTCAGCGACCAGACGATCAGAACTCTCAGTATGCAGACGGCGAGTTGGACGCGTTCGTGTTTGTCAGTCTCGTCACGAGGTCTTTCTGGGTGATGCCAATCAATGAGATCGAATTATCGAAGTATCGAGTGTCACTTCGCAAAGACTCGCCGTGGCACAACGCGTGGCACGTCCTGAAATGACACTCGAAACCACCATAACGAAGTCGATCGTGACGCTCGCGAAAGCGAAGGGGTGGTGGACGTTCAAGATCGCTGGCGGACCTATGCAGATGGCTGGAGTTCCAGACTTGTTGACGGTGAAGCATGGCCGTGCTGTGTTCCTCGAAGTGAAGCAGCCGGGAAAGAAGCCTCGCCCGCTTCAGGTGCAGAGGATGAAAGAAATACGCGAGATTGGCGGAGCCGTCGCGCAAGTGGTTACGAGCAGGGCTGAGGCAGAAAGGATTCTCGATGCGAACGATAACGCTCACTCTTCCTGAGCAGTCAACAGCCCTAAACGCGGCGTGGCTCCGAATCATAACCAGCGCAGCGTCTGGCCTAAATCATAAGTCCACCTACCAGAGGCCAATGGTTCGCCGAATTCACGAAGAGTTTATCGGAGCGTGCGGAGAGCTTGCGGTCGCCAAGTCTGCGGGCGTGTTCTTCCTGCCAAGCGTGAACACGTTCCACCGCGTTCCAGACTTCCTGAGCGACTACGAGGTGCGAAGCACCGACCTGCCTGACGGCAGTCTTATAGTCAGGGACAACGACTCCGACGACAGGCGATACATCTTGGCGACTGTGGTTGACGACGTGGTAAATCTGGTGGGCTGGATTAAAGGCGAAGACGCCAAGAAGCACGATTGGCTTCGCGATCCCGGCAACCGCCGCCCCTCGTGGTTCGTCCCACAAGACCAACTGAGGCCTATCGAGGAGGTGCTGTGACGTGGGATCAATAACAACACGTGAGACTTGGCCCCCTGAGCCTCCTAATAAACCTCCCAAACACTGGGAGTGGCAGATCGTTGACGGCGTCAAAAAACTCGTCCCGATCAAGAAAAAAACTACTTGACGTTAGTACGGAAGTGATTACCTTATGCGAGCGTTCACTACGACGGTTCGGCAGCTAAGCCTCATCGATGCAGAGTGCATCATCACGAGGCTGACGAAGCCGAAGTCGGAGTTTCAGATCGAGGTCACAGAAAAGACTTCGACGACTCCGGTGGCGATCGTGAGAACGGATCAGGAGAGAGTGGCGGCATGGACGGCAACGCACTTCTGGCGAGGAATGCAGACGCTGGAGGGATTCACGGATTTATCTCTTCGGCGTCGCGGCTTTGCTCGTGTTGCAGCGAGTCTGCTCATCGCCGACTGCTCCATCGATCCACGCGAGACACTGGCAGTCTTCTCACCGCAGTGCGTTTCGATCGCAACTGCGTTGGGTTGTAGGGACGTTCGATTGTTCGAGCGTCAGGGTAAGGAGTGGGTTCGGAATTCATAGAAGCCAAGGAGGGCTTATGTTTTTTTTGCTGTTGATTGCGTTGATGGGCGATTGCACGAATCTGACTGAGTCGGAGTCGCAGGTCGTCGTAGAGACGAACTCTGCCCGTGCTGAGGCCGGTCTTCCGCCTCTGGTCATCGACTGCCGTTTGATGGGTCGCGCTCGTCGTCACGCCGCTCGCATGGCGAACGAGGGTTTCTTCGCGCACTCAAGTGGTGCGACAGAGAACATCGCTACTGGTCAACCTCACGCTGCTGCTGTGGTTCGCACGTGGCTAAACAGTCCCGGTCATCGGGCGAACATCCTCAGCCGTAGCAGCACTCGCATCGGAGTCGCTGGCTTCGTCGGCCGAGACGGAAAAACTTACTGGGTGCAGCAGTTCGCGCCCTGATCGTCCCCTCCGGTGGTCCTGCCGTCGCTTCGTCGGGTAGGCGAGGCGGCGGTGGGCCACTCTGGAAAGCACACATGATCTTTTCTTTTTTCTGGAGGTGGATTCGTGGACAAGGAAGTCAAGTACATCAAGAACCGGCTCGACATGACGACTCAGGACGCGACGGAGATGTTCGAGTACCTCAAGTTGAACTGGAGTTCGGCAAGAGTGTCGGACATGGCGACGCACCTCAAGCTGTCGCCAACGACAGTCCGAAGCATCGCTCGAAAAATAAATCTCGGCCCAAGGCCCGAAAGGGCATCGCATCTCGACCCAAGTCTCGACGAGATAAAGCGTCGCGCGGCAGCGATCCGAAAGACGTGGAGTCACGAGGAGAAGGCGAGAAGAGACCTTCTCGGAAGAAGCGAGGCCGGGGTGGGCCGTCGAGTGGTTAGTCTTGGCATCGAAGCACCTTCTTTTTCGAGGAACTGGCTATGACTATCGTTGAGTTCTGGCTGACTGAGCCTGTGCTGAGCGGCATCAATCGTCTGGAGAGCAAGTCTCTGGCGGTGGACGTCGGCGCGAACGTCGGGACGTGGGCTGCGACGCTGTGTCAGATGTTCGACGAGGTTCTTGCCTTCGAGCCAGACGAGCGAAACTACTCGCAGATTCCAGCCGCCGAGAACCTCACTGTCGTCAGGGCGGCTGTGTCTGACCAGACTGGCGAGACTCCGTTCTTCGTTCGCTCGTCGTCTGGGCACAACTCGATCCTCGAAGTGCATCCGATCGGCGGCGAGGGCATGGCTCCCGTCCCTGTCGTCGAAGAGAAGACCGTCTCGTGCTTCTCTCTGGACGACGCGTGCGGCAACGGTGCCGACTTCGTAAAGATCGACATCGAGGGGGGCGAGGTGCTGGCTCTTCAGGGGATCGTTGACGTCCTGAAATGGTCTCGCACTTTGTTTGTCATCGAGTGTCACGACACTTTCCATGACGTCGAGCGTGAGCTTGCTCGCCTTGGCAAGCGAGTCACTCGCATTCCGCACCCGCTCGTATCGCACCCCGGTCACTGTTGGGCAATCGGCGAATGATCCTAGTCTCGCAGTCGTACACGCCACAGTCTGAGCATCGAACCCGAGAGCTTCAGAAGGTGCGACTGCACAACGAGACTTCAGGCCTGTTCGATCGCGTCGAGTACCTAGACGCTGGAGATCGAACGATCTCTTTCAGTGAGCTTCACGAGTATTGCGTCTCGAAGCACCGTGGGCAGTGGTGCGTGATCGCCAACAGCGACATCACGTTCAACGCGACGGCCTATATGATCAAAGGCCTGAGCAAGGCGGGCAGGCTCGTGGCATTGACTCGATGGGATAGCCACTACGGCCCACGCTTCATAGGTCAGCAGCATGAAGACAAGTTCTTCAGTGGCTCTCAGGACTCGTGGGCTTTTCTGGCGGGATCGCTGCCTCCCCTGACGATCGACATACCGCTCGCCGTCATGGGTTGCGACCAAGTGATAGTCGGTTGGGCGTGCATGGGGGGCATTGAGGTCATCAATCCTGCCCTGACGATCAAGACGACTCACGTCCACGAGTTGGACGACCGGCCAGCCGACAGACCGGCTGCGTCTGGATTCTTTGGCTACCCGCATCTCACGACGATGCACACGAGCGGAGAGGTTCTCTGCCACGAGTGGCCTCGCGGTGACGGCGAATGGGAATACGAATGGCAACTATATCGCTACGCGAAATAGAGCAGCACCACCCGGACCTGTTGCTGCCACCGGACGAGGAGTTCGCGAACTACTACGGCGAGTTCGCTGACGTCGGGCTCGAACGAGCCAAGTCTCTCAGGGTGGCGTTCGTGGCGATCTGCCGCAACGCGATGCCGTTCCTGCCTTTCACGATGCAATACGTGAAGTCTGCCGGGGAGTGCTTCGAGGACTACAAGGTCTTCATCTACGAGAACGACTCGAACGATGGCACGAAAGACTTTTTGTCTCAGTGGTCAGACGGCTCACGCAACTTCTGCTCGCTGAAAGACAACGGCAGGCCTCACCTGAACTCGACCAAGCACGAGTCGAGAACGCTCGCTCTGGCCGAGTACCGCAACGCGTGCAGGCGGTGGGTGGACGGCGACTCGATGGACTTTGACTACGTGGTCGTGTTCGACACAGACCCGTGGGGAGGGTTCAGCGTCGGAGGAATAATGAACACGATCGGACGGATGGAGGGTCGCAGCCATCTCTGGACGTCTGGCATGGCGAGCTACTCGTGGTGCGAATGGGGTCCGCCGGTCTGGTCGAGGCCGACTCTGTGCCAGTACGACGCTTGGGCCTGTCGCTGGACTGGATGGAAAGAACGTAAGGATATGCTCTGGTTCCATCTCTGGCACCCGCCTGTCGGGTCGCCGCCCGTGAAGATGAACAGTGCCTTCGGTCAGCTTGCCGTCTACCGGGAGAAGAGCTTCCTGATGGGCGTTTACAGGGGCGACGACTGCGAACACGTGAGCTTTCACAGGACGATGGGGGGCGATCTCTATTTGAACCCTGCTATGCGATGCGTTTCGTTTTGGATTCCAGAGGAGGGGGCAAGGATGCCCGATGGCTCGATCGACGACGGTAATTTGCACGACGACCTTCACGGCGTTGTGGATCGCGGGGACGCCGACCCGGATCATCAGTCAGACGCTGAAAATCTCGGCTGACCGCTGCGACACGACTCGCAAACAGCTTGGACTCGCGAGACGCGAGTCTTGGCACGGCTCGAAGACCGGCCACAGAAAGGCGTATCTGCCGAGTGAGTCCGAGATCAGGCAGAAGTGCCTTGAGTTTCAGGCGGGCTGGACAGACGAAGAACGCGAGCGTCGTCGAGTCGGTGGAGTCGTCAAGCACGTCCCATACGAGGCTCCAGTCGTTCCGGAGAGCCTGTTCCGATTTTCTGACGACGACGAGTCGGGTCCGCAGACTTATCTGGAAGGTCTGATCGATACTTCCGGGTGATCGCTGTCGCTTGCTAGGCTGAAAAGGTATGGGCCAACTCCACGTTTACGCGAGGCTTTTCCTCGCCGCTGGCGACGACCGGGCACGGGCTCAAGTGTTCGCTGAGGCGGTGGAGTGGCTCGAACACACGGCTGAGACGACGATCGAAAAAGGCCTAAAAACCCGTATTTTTGCGATTCTTTGCACCCGCGAGGGTGAAGACTTTCTCCGCTGGGTGACCGCGAATGACGCTGAAAACGGCCACTCTTGATCGAGTTATGTCTGGGATGCTGATCTCCGACAGGCTCTGGCTCAAGAGCATCTACGAATCCACGCGAGACGTCGTCAAGGCCGACGGTCTCGTTTGCGATCCGACCATCGTCACGATCAGCGACTGGCTGAAAATCCATCGATCCATCCAGAGGTTCATCTGGTCTGGCCTCTGTACCGTCTGCCCCGGAATCTATCCGGACCTGATTGCAGCGATTGACAGGGAAATTGCCCTGTCTCTGGAGTCTTGCGACGGGAATGTCACGCCAAGCGTGCGACAGAAGCTTGTCGCGGCCCTCGACCGCGTGGCTTGGACGGGCCTTGGAGGTGACGAGTAATGGTCGCCGACTCTGCCATCATCGCCGCCAACGACGCTCCGGGCCTTGCCGAGAAGGTGAAGGCCTACGTGCAGCGTGCCAAGGAGCTTGCCTCCGACGGGCTAAGCGTGGCGGACTTCGCTGAACTGGCGACGTCGCTCTTGAGACTTGTTGTGTCGGCTCTTGACTCGATCCCGGCCGACGGCGAGCAGAAGAAGCTATGGGCAGTTGCGGCTGTCGCGACCCTGTTTGACGCCGTCGCTGACAAGTGCGTTCCGATCTATTTCGTCCCCTTTTGGGTTGTCTTCCGGCCGACCGTTCGAGCGATTGTCCTGCTCGCTGCCGGGGGCGTAGTCCAGTCTCTTCTACCGATCGTGAGGGCCACAAAGTGATCTTCCTGCTCATCATCGCCGCCGCCGTGGCTCTCCTGATGTGGCCTGAGACGAAGGCTTCCGCTCCCAAGTCAGTGCCGCTTCCGTCGGTCGACGTGCCTGCGATTCCGCAGCCGCCAAAGACTCCTAGCTACAGAAGTGCTATCGAGAGTCTCGCGTCCGTCCGGAGTCGCTTGGTTGCGACTGGGAACCTCGACGAAAAGGCGACTGCGGCAATCAATGAACTCACTCTGTGTCTTGTGGCTGGGAGCGATAAGGAATGACGACTCTTCAACGGCAGATCGCAGCGGGGTGCCTCGTAGCACTCGCGTTGCTCGTGTGGGCCTTTGATCGCGGCAGCGACGACGCTGCACCGAATCCCGGTCCAGTTCCTCCGGCGGGACTCGTTCTTCGCGGCCTGTTCATCGGGCAGAACGCCTCGTCGGACGCACAAATGCTTTCAGCCCTCACCGCAGAAGTCGGCGACTGCATCGAATACGACGGCACGAGGCCTGATCCTCGCTTGAAGACTGGCGTCGCGTTTGACGACCTTCGCATTGCTGCTCGCGAGGCACGTTTGCGTGGCGAGAGTCTTGGTGCCCGCCAGCCGAAGGTCAAGGAAGCGATTCACGCCTACCTCGACGAGGCCGTTGGTACATCTGGCGGACCTGTGACTCCTGCGGATCGAGCCAAGTGGGTCGCCGCAATGCGAGACATCTCAAGGGCTTGTTCCGATGCCGCGAAGTAGAATCACAATCTCGGCTCTCGTCACTGTGATCGTCGTGTCGTTCCTCGGCGCGCTCGTGCAGTTGGCGACGTTCCGTCTGGCTAATCACCTTGAGAACAATTTCGGCTACCAGCCAAACCCGGCTGGTCTGAGAGAGTTCTTAGGTGAACTCAAGGAGCCGACGTTCGCTCAGGCTGGGGCCGACGCGGTGAAGAAGGCGAAGGGGAAGGACGTGTACCTTTATCGGTACGCTGATCAGGCTCACCGCAAAGTGTATGGGACGCCGTTCACTGCGTGGAATCAGGGCTCTGCGGGAACTTGTGTCAGTTTTGGGTGGGCTGTGTCGGCGTATTTCGGACAAGCGACGGATCACGCGACCGGCGAGCTACCAAATCCTCCTCTCGAAGTCGACACGTCCGGAATTTACGGCGGAAGTAGAACGGCGGGAAGAAATCCACCCGTAACCTTCGCCGGGTATTCAGATGGAAGCTTTGGGGCGGCGGCGGCGAGGTGGGTCTCTGGCAAGTGCAAGCAGCCCGGCGTAGGCGGAATTCTTTACAAGAAAAAGTACGGAAGCGTTGACCTCACTGAGTATTCGATTCCACGTTCTCGTGAGTGGGGAGCGAACGGCGTGCCGCTCGATCTCGCAAAGGAAGCCAATAAGCACACGGCTCGTGCGGTGGCTCAAGTCTCGACGTGGGAAGAACTGAGCGCGGCACTGGAGTCAGGTTTTTGCGTGCCTATTTGCTCGAACGTGGGCTTCGCTGCGACGAACGTAAGAGACGAGGACGGATTTTTACCAAGGGGCGGGCAGTGGAGTCATTGCATGACTCTGGTATCGATTCGGCACGCTGCCAACGCTGCCACGAACGGCATGAAGCGACCTCGCGATGGTGCTTTGTGTCTCAATTCTTGGGGAACCCGGTGGGTCTCCGGTTCAAAGCTCCCCGCTGATCAGCCTGACGGGAGCTTCTGGATTGAGAGAAAAGACGTCGAATTAATTTTGAGTCAAGGCGATTCCTTTGCGATCGGCGGTGTCAACGGCTTCGCGTACAGAGACTTGGATCACGGCGGATGGCTGCAACCGGGGGCAAATGATGAAAGCAACTGAACGTAACATTGTCATCGCTGGTCTCGTCTGCCTCGCCATCGGCTGGTGGCTCGCGTCATCGCCAGCGTCTCCGATCAGGCCTGTGCCTCCCCGGCCGGATCGCCCCGTTCTCAAGCTACTCGCACGAGTCGCGAAGGGTTTTCTCTGGGTGATGATGGTCGCCGAGCGATCGCCACAGGAAGCCAACATCGTTCACGCTCGAATCGACGCCGACGGTCACCAAGTCCTGAACCACGGTCAGGGGTGGTGACGTGAAAGAAAATATCTACAGCATCAACAACCAAGAGTTTCGCTTCCCGGTCCCGTGGTGGACTTACGTGGTCGCGTTGATCATCGCCCCTTTCTCTCTGTTCGTGGCTGCGGCGTGGTGTTTGGAGGTGAACAAATGACCGCACTCTGGGCTTGGATCACCGCACTCCTGACGTCCCTGTCTTCGGACCCTCACGCAATGAACGTCGAGGCTCCGAAGGCTGCTGCCGCAGTGTCAGTCGCCTACGCCTCCTTCGCAGTGGAGAAGTGACTTGGCTGACTACGCCCTCCTACCGCAAAACTTAAATTTGTCCTTCATAAGAGGGGACGAATTCTGGTTCACGGTCGACGCGGACATAAGTCTCGTGGGCTATTCGTTCTCGTCTTCGATCTACAAGGTGACGAGCGTCGTTAACGGCGTGATCACAGGGACTCAAGAGGTAGCTCAGTTCACGATCACGCCTGTCGATCTCGCTGCCGGGAAGCTCAACCTGTCTCTTCAAGAGAATCAGACTGCCGCTCTCAGTACCACCGACACGCTGCGATGGTACTTCCGTTGGGTTGGGCCGGGCGTCGTGACTCGCACTGTGCTGTCTGGCAAGCTGACGCCGGGGGACGCGTGACATGAGCGACGTCGTCGTCAACATCACACCCCCTGCTCCGATCGCACTGTCCTACACTCAGGGCGGTTCTGTGGGTCCGCAGGGTCCGACGGGAAGCACTGGTCCCGTCGGGCCTACCAATCGACTCGTTCTTGGCACTGTCGTCACGGGGATTGACGCCGCCGCGACTATCAGTGCCCAGACTGTCGCGAACGGAACAGCCACGCAGACTCTGAATCTCGTCCTGCCGCAAGGTGCGACCGGAAGTCAGGGCATTCAGGGAAACGTCGGACCGGCTGGCCCCGCCAATGTTCTCTCTGTCGGCAGCGTTGCGACAACCTCTGCGACAACTGCCTCGATATCGATCACCGGAACGGCCCCGTCGCAAGTCATCTCTTTTGTAGTGCCTCGCGGGCCGCAGGGAATTCAGGGAGATGCTGGGCCTTACACGACCGTCCAAGTAGGGACGACGTCGACAGGTGCGTCTGGCACGAACGCAAAGATCGACACGGTCACTGCCGGTGGCACTGTGACCTTGAACTTCACGATCCCACGCGGCGGGGATGCAACTGCGAACCTCGCCGACGAGACTCCGCAGCCTCTTGGAACAGCACGCGCGGGCTCGGCACTCGTGGCTAGCCGCGCGGATCACGTACATGCGGTCCCGACGATCGCCTACAGTTCTTTGACTGGCGTTCCAACATCCTTCGTGCCAGCCGCCCACACTCACAGCATCAGCGACGTTACAAATTTGCAGGCGTTGTTGGACTCGAAGCAGACTTCTGGCAGCTACGCCACGCTCGACGGTTCCGGAAAAGTTCCCAGCAGTATGCTGCCGGGATTTGTCGACGACGTCATAGAGGCTGCTAATTACGCGGCACTGCCAAGTGTTGGTGAGGGTGGCAAGCTGTACGTGGCGATTGACACGCGGAAGCTCTGGAGATGGTCAGGGTCTGGTTACGTTGAGATCGCGAGCAGCCCCGGCAGCAGCGATTCCGTGCCGGAGGGGAGTGTCAACAAATACTACACAGACGCTCGTGCAGCCGCAGCCGCCCCCGTCCAGTCGGTCAATGGGAAAGTGGGAAATGTAGTCATCGAGGCGGGCGGGATCGCGTGGTCAACAGTGCCTACAGCCACGACGACCACGTCGAAGGCTGGGGCGATTAGCTACGACTCGTCTTACATCTACGTTGCAAACGACGTCAATCAGTGGCGTCGCACTCCGATCGAAGACTGGACGACGCCGACGATCTCGATCAGCGTTCAGCCAAGCAACCAAACTGCGGTGAGCGGAGCGGCCACATTCTCGGTCACGGCCTCGGCTACGCAGAATGCGGAGCTACTGTATCAGTGGCAGAGACAGGCAGGCGGAGCCGGTTCGTGGTCAAACATCGCGACTGGTCAGTCTGCAACTCTCGAACTCGCAAGTCTCTCTTATGCGGCGAATAATGGCGACAAATACCGCGTCGTGATCACGAGCGGCTCTGCCGGTACTGGTGGCACTGCCGTGAATGGCTGGCTCCCGGCAGTGGTGGTCGAGCTTACGCCGACGGCCACGCTAACGAGCGGTGAGGCAACACTCACGATATCTGCCTCGATCTCGATCATATCGCAGCCACAGAATGTCTCGCTCACGAACGGCACATCTGCCACGTTCAGCGTGTCTGCCACGACGCCGGGCACTGGTCTCGCTTACCAGTGGCAGTCGTCTCCTGATGGAACCAACTGGACGAGCATCGGAAGTGCGACATCGGCGAGCTACGCCCTGAGTGGCATCACAGAGACAGGCAACACCGGCTATCGGTATCGCTGCATCGTGTCGTCTAGCGGCTACACGGACGCCACGAGCAACGCTGCCACGCTCACTGTTGCTCCGATCAGCGTCACGACGCAGCCTTCCAGCCAGACCGGCTCGCCTGTCGCGGGCACGACGCCGAATTACTCAGCCTCGTTCACGTCTGCCGCGTCATCCCCCGCTGGGGCACCATTGATCCAGTGGGAAGTCTCCGCTGACGGCGGCACGAGCTACTCAGACCTAAGCGGGCAGACAAACTCTTCGCTGGCTTTGACTTCGCTGACGAGTAGCGACTCGGGCAAGAGATACAGAGCAAAGTTCACGAAGAGCGGGTGGAACACGGTTCGATCGAATGTCGCCACGCTGACCGTGCCGACCGACGTGATAACCGTCTCTCAGCAGCCAACGAACCAGACGGCGAGCGTGTCGAGCTACTCTTCGTCCGCATACTCAATGCCAAGTGGAACTTGGAATGGTCCAAGTCTTGCGAATGGAAAGTGGTTCAACACGCCAAACGATCAGCTTGGCGGCGACTACATCGCCACAAGCGACGACGGAATCACTTGGACTAAGCGAATCGCCGCCCTGCCATACGCTGGATCGTGGTCGAAGGTGCTTTACGGCAACAACATCTACTTGACGTTCCTCGTCTCTGGCAGCGTGGCGGGGTCGTGGTGTGCCACGAGTAGCGACGGGCTGACGTGGACGGCTAGGCAGATAAGCAGCACGGCAAGTCTTGCAACTCGCGCCCACTCGTTCTTCGCTGGCGGAGGCGGATGGTTCTTCGCTGCAAACGCCTCTCAAGGGACAAGCTTGAAGTGGGTTCAGTCGCAGGACGGAACCAACTGGACGACAGTCAGTTCGGATAACAATTTGACTGGATACATTACCAACCTAGTTCCAAACCCAAGCGGCACAATGGTTGTTGCTTGGAATAGCCTTTCAAGCGCGGTCTATTACGCCGAAATCAATACTTCTGGACTGTCAGGTTTTACGAATCCCGGTTACCCTCTCTCTGAAACCAATAGCTCGCCTGTATTTAGCGTGATCCACGACGGAACGACTTTCGTTGCCGTAGGGGCGACAAGTAACTCTCTGACATCTGGCGTATCGGCGAAATTACTGCCCTCGTATTCGTGGTCTCGTGGGTCGTTTGCCGTGATGCTGTCTTCGGTCGCGTATCGAAATGGCCGATACGTGGCTACGAGTCCTGCCGGAGTGGCAAGCAGCAACGATGGGATTAGCTGGGTTCTTCGCCAGTCTGTAAATACGAACTATACCGGCGGAGCGGTCGTAGCTGGGTCTGGTGGGTTCTACGCGAGCGTGCAGACTAATCAGAACAATTGGATTGGCTTAACTTCAAACGACGGACTGTCGTGGACGCAGAGAGAAACCGGGGCGTTGATCTTCCCAGTTCAGTCGTTTGGCAACAAGGTTCTCGTAGCAACCTCGTCATCCTCGTCTACGGGCTTTATCGTCGACATCGGCGGTCTTAACTCGGCCTCGTTCTCCGCAGTCGCCACGACGACCTTCGGCTCGCCTGCCATTCAGTGGCAGAAGTCCACAAACGGCGGCGCGACATGGACAGACGTGAGCGGCGCGGTGACCAGTCCATACCAGTTCACGCCAGTCTCTGGTGATACAGGGTCGCGATACCGGGCTGTGTTCACGAAGGCTTCCTACACGACAGTGAACAGCAACTCTGCAACGCTCACGGTGCCGTAGTCATGCCAAAAATCGTCAAAATAAAACGATCGACAGTCGCAGGATCGACGCCGACTCTCAGCTACGGAGAGTTAGGCTGGAACAGCGCAGACGGGAAGCTTTGGGCTGGCAACGCTGCCAATCAGGCCGTGCTGGTCAACACTGCGGGCGGCGGTGCCGCGAACATCGTCGAGGTCGAGACGTCAGGCTCCCTGCCATCGGCTGGTGCGAGTGGCAGTGTTTATATCGTCACTGACGCGGGCAAGGTGCTTCGCTGGGACACTGCGAACAGCGTGTACGTGGAGATCGGAACATCGGGCGGAGGCTCGTCCACGCTGCCAGTCGCATCAAGTAGCGTGCTTGGTGGCATTAAGATCGGTTCCGGTTTGACGATCTCGGACGGAGTTGTTTCTGCTTCTGGCGGCTCCGACTCACTTCTCCGCTCGCTGTTCACGCCAGCCGCACCGACAAGCGTCACTGCCTCGGCCGGTAACGCGCAGGCGACCGTATCGTGGACGGCACCGACAGGCACGATTTCGCAAGCACCCATCACTGACTATGTCGTCCAGTATTCCAGCAACAGCGGCTCGTCGTGGACGACATTTGCCGACGGCACATCGACCGCGACTAGTGCGACGGTCACGAGCCTGACCAACGGCACGGCGTATGTGTTCCGAGCGGCGGCTGTGAACGCTCTCGGGCAGGGTGCGTGGTCGTCGGCGAGCAGCGCGGTTACACCGAGTGCGTTCTCAGCATCTGCCGTCATACTGACAAGCGGCACAAGCTACGCCGTGCCGAGCGGCGCATCATCGATGAAAGTGTGGGCGGTTGGGCCGGGCGGGCAGGACGGCGGGGCAAGAGGGCACGCGGGTGCCGTCGCCCACAAGACATGGAGCGTTTCTGGAGGCCAAACTGTCTCGTACTCCATCGGCCAGAGGTCTGCTTATTCAGGCTCGTACTCACGGAGCGGCAGCACCACCGTGACGTTCAGCGGCACGACAATCACCGCCGAGGGTGGCGGTGGCCCTAATGGGCCTGACGCGGCAGCGACATACTCAGGAGGCGACGGCGGTGCTAACGGCGGGCAAGGTGCTTACGTCAACAACAAAAACGCTGGCGGCGCAGTCGGAGGCAACGGCACTCTGACTGAGTGTGGTCGTTACCCGGCGACTGACGTGAGCGGACTTTTTGCTGCTGTGACGATGGCAGGCGGCAGCGTTGTCGAGTCTTGCGGCGCAACTGCTGCGTTTGGGTCTGGTGGTTCTGAGCAGGCTCAGTCGCTCGCTGGGATCGGCGGCGGCGGGGCATGGTATGGCGTCTCCGCGTCTGACGACGGTGGCGTTGGCGCAGTGGTAATTCAATTCTCGTAGGACACTAGCAAATGGCACTCTCATTCCCATCGTCACCCAGCGTGGGCACCACCGCAACTGTCAACTCACGGCAGTACGTTTGGACAGGCTATGCGTGGGAGCTTGTGGCAAGCGGTTCGGGTCTCTCGTGGTCATCCGTTCCAGCGTCCGCTTCCGCGACGGGTGCCGCAGGCAGCATCGCCTACGATGGCGCGTACTTTTATCTCGCGTCGGCGCAGGACACTTGGATGCGTGCGGCAATGTCAACGTGGGTTCTGCCGGTAATCACCATCGGCACGCAGCCATCAAATCAGACTGCATCCAGCGGCGCGGCGACGTTCAGCGTTACGGCAAGCGTGACGCAGTCCGCTACTCTGTCATACCAATGGCAAAAATCCACGAACAGCGGCAGCACATGGACTGCTATCAGCGGAGCAACATCGGCCTCACTTGCCCTGACCGGCCTAACTACTGGCGACAACTCCAGCCAATATCGCGTTATCGTCAGTGCAACTGGTGGAGCGTCTAGCGTGACGAGCAGTGCTGCCACGCTGACGGTTGTATCGTTCACGCCGTCTGCCGTTCTGCTTACCAGCGGCACTAGTTACACAGTGCCAAGCGGCGCGACGACCATGAAAGCGTGGGCGGTCGGGCAAGGGGCTGCGGCAGCAGCCGTTGGCGGCGGTGCAGGCGGCACCGCTTACAAAAGCTGGTCTGTGTCTGGAGGGCAGACAGTCACATACGCTGTTGGTGCGGGTATAAATCAGGAGCAAGGCCAGAACAGCACTGTTACATTTAACGGAACAACCATTACTGGATTTGGTGGAACGTGGAACACATTCAACCCAGCGTCTAACACCGGAGGCGCATATTCAGGCGGAGACGGCGGCGCAAACGGCGGGGGCGGCGGAATGGCCGGTGAAAGTTGGCAGAATAGAGGCGGCGCAATCGGTGGAAATGGAACAGTCGCTTCTTGCGGTCGGATGACGGCGACCAATGTATCGGGGTTATTTGCTGCCGTTGCTGCCGCTGGTGGAAGCACAACAGAGTCATGCTCTGCATCCGCTGCCTTTGGAAGCGGAGGATATACCGATGGAGACGCAGGCATAATAAAGTCAGCCGGTCTTGGCGGCGGCGGGGGTACACTTTCACCAACATCAACAAGGCCCACTGGTGCTGTTGTTTTGTATTTCACTTGACGCATGGCCGACAACGAAACCATCACCGTCGCCCTCGCCTACGCGGCTCTCGCGCTCGTCGGCCCGTTCATTCTCACAAGGCTCATGCAATGGGCAGAGAGTACCGACGCGCAGAGTCTCGCACTGGAGATCGGGGCAGCGATCGAGGGGGTGACGCGATGAAGTCGCTCATGCTCGACATCCTGCTCACGTCAGCCGTCACGGGATTCGTTCTGTGGCGGTGGTCAATGCTGCTGCCTCGCGTCATGCGGGCGGTGCAGCCAGTGGCGACGAGCGTGTTTGAGAGGCGGCGAGAGATTGAAGCACTTCAGGAGGAGCCAGCACGATGAGCAGCACCTACAGCCAGCTACCGGGTCAGATGAGCCTGTCTTTCAAACGGGCGAACGACTTTAGCAGCCTCATCGACTTCGATGTTTCGCTCGCGTCCTACTCTGTTTCTGCAAGCATCACCAGTCTCGTCACTGGCATTAGCGTAGTGCCATTCACGACGACCTTAGTAGACGCCTCGGCGGGGCAAGTGAATATCTCTCTCACCGACACGCAGACCGCAGCACTGCCTGCTGGCACCTACGGGTGGCAACTGGACTGGACGGCCCCAGGAAACGTACAGCGGACGGCACTTAGCGGCACCGTGGAGGTCTACGCATGAGCAACATCACAGCAACGGTCTCGTCGCAGCCGATCACGGCGACCGTCAATGCCTCGGGGAACATCTCCGCGAGCGTCGGCTCGTCGGTCGTCACCGCCAACGCAGGCGGCGGCATCGGGCCGCAGGGGCCAGCCGGGTCGCTCGGAGCAAGTCTCGGCGACTTGGCAGACGTGAATATCGCTGGCGTTCAGGACGGCGATGTACTCAGGTATGACTCGACGAAGTGGCATAATGTAAACCAGACACAAGTTACAGACGGCGGAAATTTTTAGTTCAAGGAAGGAACTTCGATGAGCAACACAATTCGTATTCGCAGACGCAACGCAAACGGTGCAGTCGGCGCGCCGTCTAGCCTTCAGCAGGCCGAGCTTGCTTTTAATGAAGCAGACGGCCAGTGCTACATTGGAATTGGCACTGGCGGTTCTGGCGGCAGCGCAACTACGATCGCGTCCTTCGGTGGCACCAACTGGGCCAGCAAGGCATATGTCACCAGCGCAGTCGCTGCCGTTGACGTGTCGTCGCAGCTTGCAAGCTACGCCCTGCTTGCCTCGCCCAGCCTAACAGGCACGCCTAACTCCACGACACCCAGCACCTCTGACAACTCGACTCGCATTGCCACGACCGCCTACGTTCAGGCTCAGTCCTATGTGACGACGGCGGCGCGCCTCGACCAGTTCGCCGCTCCGACGAGCAGCGTGTCGATGAACTCGCAGAAGCTGACGAACCTCGGCACGCCCACGGCAGACGGGGATGCCGTGACGAAGGCGTATGCCGACGCACTGCGATCTGGCCTTGACGTGAAGCAATCGGTGCGTGCAGCGACCACTGCGAACATCACGCTCTCGGGTACGCAGACGATCGACGGCGTTGCCGTAATCGCTGGAGACCGAGTGCTGGTGAAGAACCAGTCAAGCGGTTTGCAGAACGGCATCTATGTCGCTGCGGCCGGGTCGTGGAGTAGAGCCACTGACGCTGACGCAGACGCCGAGATCAACCCCGGCTGTTTTTGCTTCGTCGAGGAAGGTTCGGTCAACGCAGACACTGGCTGGGTTTGCTCAAACAACGCGCCAACGACTGTCGGCTCGACGGCCCTGACTTTTGCTCAGTTCTCGGGTGCGGGTTCGTTTAGCGTTGACTCGACTCTGACCAAAACCGGCAACTCAATCGGTCTGACATCTGGCATCGCCACTGCTGGCACCTACACCAGCGTCACCGTCGATACATATGGCCGTGTCACGGCTGGCAGCACGCCTGCCGTGCAGTCGCAGATCACGGCGACGGGCCTGCTCAAGGGAGCGGGTGCTGGCAGCGTGTCGGCAGCGGTTGCGGGAACTGATTACCTCGACAACAACTCGACTCTGGACTGTGGCAGCTTCTGACGCATGAGTAACACTGTTCAACTTTTACGAAGCACGGTCGCGGGCAACAAGCCAGCCTCGCTCGCCTCCGGGGTCATCGCCATCAACGAGGCGGACGGGCGTCTTTGGTATCGCAACGGTAGCGGCACCGTTACGCCGCTTCCGTCGGTGGTGAGCTACGCGACTACGGCGTCGTTCCCGGCAACAGGTCTGGCTGGCCTGCTTTTTTTGGCGTCCGATACCAGCAAGCTTTACCGATGGGAATCGACCGTATATGTCGAAGTCGCTTCTGTTGCGACGAGCGTGTCGGCGGCAGACCTGACGCTCGGCACCCTGCCGGATGCGCGACTCTCGGCAAGCGTGGTGCTGACTGGCGATAGCAGGCTGTCTGATTCACGCACGCCGACAGACGGCAGCGTGACCACAGCCAAACTCGCAGACGGCAGCGTAACGACGGCAAAAATTGCGTCAACAATCGCCACCTACGCAACGCTTGCTGCGACCGCCAACCAATCATCGTCCGCACTGGACGTTTATCCGCGTGGCGAGGCTACTAGCGGAAGCTCTGGCGGCACATCGGGGCAGATATTTTTCATATTTTTCACGCCAGCCGTTTCGTTCACGGTTTCGTCAATCACTTTTTGCTCTGGAACAATTGCCGGGTCTGGTCTCACGCTGGCTCGCATGGGTCTCTACACATATGACGAGACGACCGTCACGTTGGTGGCAAGGACGGCGTCCGACACCACGCTCTTTGCGGCAACCAACACCGCCTATACGCGAAGCCTCGCGACGGCTGGCGGATACCCTGCCACCTATACCCTCGCCGCTGGCTCTCGATACGCCGCAGCAGTGATCGCAGTTGGCACCACCGCGCCTAATTTTGCAGGCAGGACAATCGTGACGGCCGTAGGCGGACAGACGCCTCGCATGGCAGCATCGCTTTCATCGCAGACGGACCTAGTCACCACGGGCACGCCGGGTAACGCGCAAGCCAACATCTACGCGAGGCTGACGTGAGCGAATCTATTACCGTGACCACCACCTATCTCGGCGTGATCGACGGAATGCACACATACGAAGTCCGAGACGAAAGCGGCGTGATCGTAGGATACAACCGCTGCCCATATCCGCCATGCCCCGGCGAGGGGTGGAAGCTTGACGAGGCGACTGCAACGTGGGTGCAGGCTTGAAAAGAGCCTTCTCGAAGCTCCTCGCCATTGTCGCCATAGCGATAGCAATCGTCGCTCAGGCTCTCATGTTCGCGGCGGAGACCATTGGAGACTGGTCAGATGAGTGGAACTCCGATCTCTAAAGAGCAACTCGCATCTCGTGGAGTGTGCTGCGGAATGCGATGCTTGAACTGTCCATACATTCCCAAGCATCAAGGAGGCTCTCGTGTTCTCGATTCTTAGCTGGCTGATTTACGGGGCTATCGTGGGGGGCATTTCGAGAGCCATTTACAGGGGCGACACTCCTCCGGGCTGGGTTCCCACCATTGCCACAGGGGTGGCAGGCTCTGTTTTTGGTGGCATGATCCACTCCATGATCTCCGGAGGTCGAGAAGACTCTGCCGGGATCGTTTTTGGAGTGATTGGGGGGGTGCTGGCCTGCTATCTCTACTCCAGATGGCAGAAGACAGATGCCTGAGAGGTTTGAATACTTCAAGCCGAAGAAGAAGCTCCCTGTAAGAAAAAAGGGGCCAAGTTTCTCTCAGAGGTATGGGCCTGACTGGGAAGCTATCAGGCTCCAAGTCCTAGTCAGAGACAATTGGCAATGTAGGCATTGTGGGAGAGTTTGTGGAGATAGGTGGGAGGCGCAAGTTGACCACATTGTGCCACTTAGGCAATCTGAAAATCACTTGCAAGAGAATTTGCAAGTTCTGTGTATCAGGTGTCACCTCAGAAAGACTCAGCAAGGCCTCTAGCTTGCGATTAGAAGGCTTTTTGTTTGTACGGGTATGGATACAGCCCTTTTCGCATATTGCCCTTAAATCGCAAGCAGCGAATTTCGCTGGAATCATATAGGGCAGTTTATTTTTACAACTCCTGTGGGAGCAGATTCTCACATTCTCTATCAAAAACCTATGTAACTCAGCCTAAAACATGGAATCTGAAAATCCGGAGAATAGATTCCAGAGATTCCATTCTAAGAATTGCCCTATAGGGAAAGCGAAACAAAGCTTATTCGCAGAAGGATGGATGAGAACAAAGTCAGGCAATCGCGAGTTGTCAGCAGCCAAACAAGCTGGGCGAAACTCCGCTTTTCTGCTTCTGGTGTGCAGGCTGGATGTGATATCTTTACTTTTGTCAAAGGGCAATCGCCAAACCTGACAAACACCCCCCCCACTAGTGGCAGTGGTTGTTTTACAGGCCAAAACAGCTTACCGGC